TTTATTCTTTGACGTTTTTTGTACCGCATATCTTAATTTATATTGTTTTGCAGCAGCAATAACCCAATCGCTGCCGTTTGCCTTGATTGCTCCCGGATTCTTGTCGCGTCTCATTTGCTGAACAGCTTTGGTTCGCATCTCTATTGTCACTACTGGTGATGATCCCGGTCCCGGTCCAACCTGCACTGAGGCTATTTCAAGAAATAAAGTTATCCATCTCTCGTCATTTCTATAGTCAAGTGATGCCCCTCCATAAAATTCACCCTCCATATTGCTTGGACCAAGCCATGACGTGGTGCTGTATGTAGCATCGCGCCCAACTATGAAATAGTTATTGCGCGTCATTGTAAAATTTGGATCAAGTACGGTTGCAGTTACTTGAGTCACCATATTCATAGAATAACTAACATTGAGTGAAAGCAGTGATTGACGAATATCCATCATTACTTCATCCGAGAGATTGCTTATCTTTAAGATAAAGTCATCTTCTCCATATTGTCCCATTTGGACGTCTTGAAAGTCAGTCACGATTGCTCCATTACGTCTGTATGAGTAGGCTGTTCGGAAGTGGTTTTGCCAAGTATTCAGTCCATAGATCTGGACGTATTGGGGTTCGAGATCCTGTTGAGGATCCTGCTGTTGGTGTAGTTGGCTGTAGCTCTAGTTTTGGCAAACGCATAGTATATGCATTTTCAATTGGCATTTGTATAAAAGAGATGTTTACCTGAGCAACAGATATCAGGGACGGACATCCGCCAGTACGTCGTTTTGCTGTAATTGCTAGATCGGCTACTGCCCACGCACATGGTTCTCCGCTGGATTGAGCAAAATGTAAGTGGATATTGAATATGTCATCAAGTCCATAAATAAATACTGGAGATGGCCTGGAGGCAATTCTGCGTATTTGCCTAATTCTTTCCTCCACATCTATCTCAAGACCATCCGGGACACTTCTAGTTCCACCAAATGCTTGCTCCAGCCTATCGCCAGCAATAAGAAAACTCATTTGAACTCTAGTTAATGTTTGTGATGTCCATTCCATCAATGGTGAATCAAGTGTCCTTGGTATTTCATTCCACGTTGATCCACCAAGTGTATAAGAAACTGTCGCTGGGATATAATCAAAGTAAAAAGATTCTTCCTCCGTTTCCCCAACATTATTAATAAATGCCTGGCGTATCTGGGGCTTTATTGTGCTCGGATCACGCTTTGACATTGCCTCTATGTTAACGAGACGTCCACCAGACGGAAGGCGTGTACTAAATTCTATTGGGGGTAAATTTACTGGTGTCTCGGGTATATTTGAGGGTGGAATAATTCCCCTAGAAGAACCACTAGAGCCGCCAGCTATATTGGTACTACCACTACCAGGTGAGCCATTTATGGCACGTATTGCTGCCTGTATGTACTCCTGTCCGAACTGACGAATGTCATCCGATGATATACCCTTTTCCTTGAGAGCATCTATTACGGCAGACGCGAAACGCTGTGGCCAATTTGCATTAAAAAATGGATGGCTAGAAAATGGCATCCGTAACGTGAGATAGTCATTGACTTTTAGATCATAGAAGTGATTTGTGCTCGTACTCGTAGTTATGCTTGGTCCACTACCAAAACGATCTATTCCTGTTTGAGTAAGATCGAATCCTGGAGTTGTGTCTTTGCGCCTTTCCTTAATCCAATCCTGCATTTGTGCGCTTGTCTTGTACTTATATGGCGACCTCTTGTTTGTAATAAATAGGAATCTAAAGCCAGTGGTTATATTGTATGGAGGCGTATATTTGCCATCCCATTTATTACAAAACATATAAGGAACACTTGATTCGAGTGAATCCTGCGATGTGGCAAGATCGGCGCGGAATAATTTAACAGCACTATACACTTTTGTAGCATCATTGTATACCAAACCCCATAAACCAGTTGACCAGAGTTTAGCTAGGGAAAGACTAGAAACGCCGATATCAAGAACGTCATCAAGTCCAGACACTGTTGTTCCAACGTAATATTCAATTTTATATGTAGTTCCAGTTTTTATTTTCGTACGGTAATCTATGAATGATTTGCCATTCTCTGACTGAAAAGCAATCGGTGGCTCACTTGTCATTTGCCATTCGTCGGAATTTACATCTATATCCGGCCATTCTTTGCGTTGATTAGAGGGTGGCATGATTATGTCCCATTCGCATTCTGGCCGCTTCCACCATCAATGATCATCTGTGCGTTTTGGCTGAGTGATGAGGTGGTTGGTGCAGGGAGGTATTTTGTCCACAAATCTGGCCTATTGGCTGTCCCGCCGCCACCACCGCCACCACGTGGAATGAATTCATCAAATGTTGGTGGACTCAATCGTATGAGTACGGCATTCTCTACAATTATTTCGTTAAGTGTTATTGAGCACTGTGCTGTAGTTATATGTGATGGGCTCCCCTCTTGGCGACGAACTGCTTCAATGCCTAAATCTACAATTACAAATTGAACTGGATTATTATTTAATCGATCTACTGAATTTGAAAGCATCGAATCCATGTTATAGATCGTAACCGGCTGCTTGGATTGATACATTTTTCTAAGAAGTATTATCTGCTCATCTACTGAAGTATATAAACCATCTGGAACAACCGCATTACCTGGTTCTACTCTAGTTGAAGAGATGATAAAAGAAAACGACACCTTCATTCTCTGAAAACCCTGAAAGTCTACATAGGGAACATTTTTTGTTCGCGGAACTTCTGTCCATTGAGCCCCAAGTGAGGTGTATTGAATATCTGTTGGGATATATGGAAACACGTATTTTAATGTTGCTTCCTGTGTCGCCCACTTAACAAGACGTCCAGTTGCTTCATCCCAAACAATTCTATCCTCTTCGCGTATCGACTTACCATTTTTGAAGTCAGTTGCTGTTCTTATCGGGGAATTCGTAATCCATTGAATCATCATTGGACGCGCATCTTGCGTCTTGTCAATTTGTTCCGGCAATCTATATGAACGCCCAAAACGTACTATAACTTTTTTATTTACCTCTGGTGTAGGGGTAATACCAAAACTAACAACCTTTTCACTATTTTTGTTTCCTCCCCCACGAGACCCGCCACTTTTGCCGAAATTATCTGGCAAAATCACCACTTTTGGTTTTTTGTTATCTGTCAACCACTTTAGTACCTCGGCAGTACTGAACCCCTTGGCAACCATTGCCTTCGACACCGCCTCCCGTATGGCTGCATAGTTTGTTGCCTTGGTATTTGGTGGAAGATTAACTGGAAGATATTCAGCAGTTGCCGTTTGAAAATCCCCACTTAAACTCGACCTAACGGCAACCAGGACAGTGGAGGGAAGTGGTGCGGTTGATGTGGATCCACTCGTATTGAGCATGCCAGCATTTAGCATGCGCCTTTCCATTGAGTCGGCTGAACCATACCGATTTTGAGTTATTGAACCACTGGCGCCACTACTTAGCATGCGCCCTTCCATTGAGTCGGCTGAACCATACCGATTTTGAGTTATTGAACCACTGGCGCCACTATTGCTTGATGCACCCCTATTGATGCCAGTTGATACTGTTGTAATGCCGCTATTTGCAGTTGTTGTTGATTGATTGAAATTGATACCAGTCAAAGTATTTAGCTTGCTTATATTTAGTGATGCTGATGAGAATTTACTTGAGAATGGTAGCTCATACCACGCACCACCAGCATATGACCAAAGGCTATCTGTTAGTGCATATATGTCCGGCCCATATGTTTGTGTATTTAGGTATAAGAAATACTGATCCTTTGCTGTCGATGGATCTGGAAATTTTGGGAATACTCCCTGTTGTTCTGGCGGCAATTCATACCACTGCTTTATTTTGTTTTTATAGTATTCATAATTATCATTATCCAAAAAAATCGATGCTGTCCAGTATTTAGCAAGTGTTGCTGAGGGTGGGTTCTGTAAGGCTTTTAGGTCAATTTCTGGATCTAAATTTTCAAAACGAACCATGCCTGGCATTCGTATATACGTAACCCCACCTGGAGCTTCAAATTTTCCCAGGACGTTAACTCCACCTGCCCCAAAATTATATGTATACCCAGATGAGGAAGGCATTACTTGCCTCTTCTCTCATTCATGGAGCGTTCATTGGACCGCATTACGGCAATTACCTCATTAGCAAGCTGCTGTGGGGTCTTATTGTATCCATTAATATTTACTACGTACTGACTGCCGGAGCCATTACCTCCGCCAGACATAATGCTGACTTTATTATTGGCAGAATCTGCAACTGGCGTTGATGCATCGCCGGTGGGTCCATTAGGTGGCACGACATGTAAATGTCTAGATGCATTTGTTCCATGAAATTCTGCAAACCCACCAGCTGCCTCTATTGAAGTTTTATACATGCCAAGGTTTTGGCCAGTAAGATCCAGCGCTCGACCTGTTACGTGGTCTGAATTAATCGAACCGAGATTAAAATTCCTGACACCGGATGTCATTGTGCGTTTACCACTGATGAGGGAGTCAAAATAAGAGTGGTTGACGTATGTTGACCTAAAGCGGCTAGATGCAGTATCGCCCACTCGACCATATCTGGGCGTTGAGGTATCTCCACCACCACTGACGTTAACTGAAGTAGCCGTAACGGTCATGTCAGTAACACTCAATGCATTCTTGAGATTTTCAGAAAATTGATCAAGTGCGGTATTGACTGCCTTTAGGCTTGATTCATCTAGTCCTAATTGGGCTAAAATTTGTTCTGCCGTCTTTGAGGCAACGCCGCCAGAGTCTACCGCCTTTCCAAAAGTGTCGCCAAGGTCTATGCCAAATCGACTATATAGATTTTGTGCCAATGCTTGTCCTGATCCCAGGTTTTCGAGATCCATATTTTGGGTGGGGTCAAGGTATGAGACAAGTTGTTGGTATTTCGCATAATCAGTAACTGCAAGATTCTGAACTTGAGCTAAGAAATCTTCCCTATTATTAACTCCTAGTCCATATTTTCCGAGAGCTCCCTGGGTTTGGTCAAGAACACCTTGGCCAGCAACACGCAGACCTTCTGACTGCACCAATTGCATGGCTTGTGTCATTTGGTCAGTCTGAAATAATGCTGCCACTTCTGGTGAGAGAATTTCGGAGAAATAGCTCCCCTGCGTGAAACCAACGCCTCCTGGTCCAATCTGTTGTCCTAGTTGCAGTAGTGCCTGGAGTGAGTCGCCGCCATAATACTGCGTCAATAGTGGCATTACATTAGAAAGGAAATCAAGACCCATTGATTCTGTCAGGTCGCCAGCTTTACCAGCTTCATATAGTTTTACTGCTTCCTGATTAAGTGCTTCCGGTGCGGCAAGTTGTTCCTGGCGTGTCCGTATGACATCCATTATTCCGGCTTGTGCATCAGCGCCACTTTGCATGATCTCGGCTCGCGTTCTCGCCAATCCACCAGAAATACTCTTAAACATTTCATCGAAGCCAAGCCTTATGTCAAATAGGTTTGTATCAGTTTCATTCGCTAACCTAAGTATTTCTTCTTCGGATTTACCCATTGCCTGAGAAAGCGCCTTGACAACATTGGTGTAGCGCGTGGTAGACATTCCTTGTACTTTTGTATTTATGTTACCCTGTGTTGATAGGGTGTTAATACTCGTACCAATGTCTCCGAGTAATCTATCAAGTTCCTCTTGGGACTTAATATATTTTGACATTTCGCTTGTCTTATCATCAAATAATATTTGCAGATATTCCTTTGCAGCATCTTTACCATCAGTACTATAGATTCCACTTAGGGCATCTAGTTCTTTGTTGAAATCAACTAGCGGTTTAGCTGCAGTGGAAATCGTATTGCCGATGTTCGCTGACGTAAATGCGGATACCCCTTGTGTAGCTAACTGTGTCCTAAGGCCATCATAAAATGCATCAGTCGTATCGGCAACAATACGTTCAGCGGCTTTTTTCGCTTCCTGCTTTCGACGCTTGTTCTTATTCCACCATGCTCCAATTCCACCAATTAGCGCACCACCAACTGCACCTATCGCAGCACCCCATGGTCCTCCCAATTGCATACCCAGTGCTGCACCACCAGCCATACCCATTCCCGCTCCAGCCAAAGCATTTCCTGAGGCTATTCCTCCGCCAAGTAGTCCTACTCCTGCACCGAGCATGGGGTTAATGGTTGCAAGCGAAGACCCGAGGGCGAGGGCACCCTGCATTTCCTTTGGTGCGACATTGGAGAGCATTCCCAGAGCCATTGAGGCGCCCATATTCATGCCCATACTGCCACCAGTAAATTTGCCTTTTTGGCCAGTTTCGTAATCACCAAAAAGTTTCTTATAGCGAATAGATTCACGCGGCTTTCGGAACAATTCACCTGTGATTGTTTTAAATCGTCCAGGATTTATGTCCTGTGTCAATCCAGCTGGGTTTGTATTCCATCCCCATTTGCGCTTCCCACCTTTCTGCCACTCTGTCATTGGCAAACCAGTCTTCGGATCAAACTGAAGGTTTCCCTTGTCGTCGTATACGAGATTTTGGTATTTCATCTGGGATTCACGCAATGTTTGTGGCTTGAAGTTGTCATCCTTTGATTGATTAAATACCCTCAGAAATTGAGCAGAATCTCCCTCATAGCGCAATTTTCCTCTACCAAGATTAAATAGTTTGCTCCTACGGGTTGCTGCTGGGTGCATTGGGTCTGTGGCACTTTTGGAACCAGCACCCTGAAGCGTTTGTCCGGCAAGATGGAGGGCCTCACGTTTACTCAAAGATGGATCCTGTTTAATTAGTTCACGGGCGAGATTATTTCTGGCAGTCCTAAACTCCCGTGGGGTTGATCCAGCAGATGCTGCAGCGCCGCCCCCAGCGGTAGTGCTCTTTGATCCAGCAACAGCACCTGCTCCAGTTCCTGGCATGATTACTCCAGTTCCACCGCCCCCACCGTATGGTCCGCCACCTCCGCTTCCGGCGGCACCTGTTGGTGGAGTTCCACCGGGAGACCTGCCACCCATTCCAGCTCCAGCATTTGGATTAGTTTGTCCCTGTGGCGTAAATCCAGTTACATGAACACTTCCAGCGCTCACAGTCATTTGTTGTGTTTGCATTGGCGTTAGTTCGCGCTGCTTAATGAATCCGCCCACACCTCTTGATAATGATTTTCCACCGCTAAGAAGTCCTGCAATGAGTGTTAGTGAGCCAAAACCACCACCACCAAAAAGACTCCTAAATCCGCCAAGCAGGCTCAAAATGGCATCAGCCATTAGTGTTATTCCATCAAGAATTTTATTTATGAATGGAAGAACATCAAAGAACATCTCCCTCAATGTTCGGCCATATTCGGCAAGAACATTGAGTAATCTTCCGACTTTTGCACCGAATTCAACCACCTCATCACGGTTTTCAACAATGAGCTGATTGGTATGAGAAAAGATATCCATTTGGCCACTTAGTTGCTGACCAAGTGCCTTGAACATATCCACTAGAACACGAGATCCATCAATCATTGGGCGCAGTTTTTCAACAATCTCATTCCAGCCCAACTTGAATTCTGTCCACCACTCCCCAAGACGATCAAACATACCCTTGGTGGCGGGTAAATATTCACGCATTATTTTGACAAATAGGTCTTCCAGTCGCTCCATCCCAGAAACAAGTCCACTAAATAGTGAACCATTACCAAAAGCTGTGAGTTCTGGGACAACCCTCACAAACCCGCGCTTAAATATGTGGACAATTTCCTGGAACGTTTCTTTTGTTGGCTTTAGAAACATTTGACCAAAGTCGGCTGCTTGTGATTTCAGTTGCGTAAATGCACCCTTAAATTGACCTATAAGAGTTCCGGAGACGGCAGCAAATTGTCCCTCAACCCCACCTGCTGCAGCTAGTGATCCATCAAGAATAGCTTTTTGGAGACCTTCTTTAGTTGTGATATTAAGCTTCGTGAGGGCCTGTTCCATTTGTGGACCCATTGCCTTGGCGGCCTCTTTAATTGAGCTAAATGTTGCCTTTGGGTCATTGAGGGCAGCTATAAGCTTGCCTGCTGCTGCGGCACCAGTTTTAATGTCCTGCCCAGCGGCACCAAAGTCCATAAGCGCTTTGAGCATTCTCTGCTGACCACCACCATATGTGCCAGTTTTGTATATTTCAGCAAGTGCCGCATTGAGACCTTCAGCACCAACTGCAGCAAGCTGGGCATCACTTTGCATCATTCGCATTTGTGTATTAACTTGATTGATGCCCTTACCAAATTCACTCATATTGGTACCCTTGTAGGCATACATTGCGGCTTGCTGTTCCCTAATTGCCGCCGCAGCGATTGTTGCTGCAATGGTTATTGACGCGAGGCCACCTGCAACCAATTTCATCGCAACGGCATACGCCTTAGATGCCGCTTGACCAACAACGAATGCCGCATGGACGGCCATCAGTGCAAGGCCAAGTGCACCAACCTGTATCGATGCAAATTTGGCAGAGAATCCGACAAACTTCATCAACATTTTGCCGAACATCTTGGCCATTTGGTCGACTTGATCGAAGTGTCGTCTCCACACGCCAGTGGAACTATTCATCAGATCTTTTTGCTTCTTAAAATAATTTGAAGCAATTACTGCAGTGCTCGAACTAAGCTGCTTAGCCTCGCGACCAATGGCTTTGAGCTGCTGTTTGACCTTGGCAAGCTTCCACGCACCATCGACGCCAATATCAAGTTTAAGCTTAGCATCCTCAGCCATGTTACCGTCCAGTATTGGATACGCCAGTTAGCGTCTTTGCTGTCGCGCAGAACGCTCCTGTTGCTCTCTATCCCGCTGTACTACTTTAGCACAAGCCATCAAAACGAGCCAAGTATCCTCGTCCTCGTCTAGTAATTCAAGTGGATTTACGTGCCAAACCTCACCGAGTCTGGCTGCTGAGATAACGAAGGAGTCGTCGGCTAATTCGTCTACGACTCCGTCGTAGGGTCCGACGTATCAACAGTATCTCCATATCCGGCAGCGTCCAGGATTGCCAGAGCAGCAGCCTCGACGTGTGGTTCAAGACCAAAGAATGCAATTACAGCATCGGGGATTGGGCGAGTCGTATTGGTCATCTCAAGAATTGCAGATGAAGCGAAGTTCAGCTCGTAACCATTTTCGTCAACCGCCTCAACCCCATCGACAATGATGCCAACGGTAGTGTTGCCGACTACATAACAGGCAAACTTGGTTGCATCCATGCCATTCTTGGAATCTTCGCCAGAATTCTTGCGCCATGAGCGTAGTTTGTGCTGGGAGATATTGGGGCTGATCCTTAGTGATACGCCAGGTCGCTCGGGAACATCCATGAGCTTGATGGGGCGTTCGACCTTCTTATTGATTCTCTCACGCAACTTATCAAGAACGGTGGGTTCCTGACTAGCGTCCTTACCCATGGGCGAGCGCTTGGTTGTTGGTGTTGGATCTTCGTAAAGTTTATCTGTCATGCGGCAAAACCTAGCACAGGCAAGATAGTGCCGAATGCAACTTTAAAAGGTTTTTAATCAGGAACCAGCGGGTGGGTTCACCGACTGAACAGCAAATGTCATTGAGAAGGTTGCGGGAGCGCCAGATGACGAGTCACCCTCTGGTTCGGTCAAACCAACGAGAAGCGAGGTTGAGTAGGTACGGTCAGTACCCTTTACTGCGATGTCGCAATCGTATACCTGAACATGGATATCGTAGTATGCCTTACCTACGAGCTGGCGGAGCTGACTGAGCACCAGGCCAATTGAATCTGCATCACGGAGGCCGTCGTCATAGTGGGCGGTTAGCGTGATGTCGCCAATTTCAAATGGTGCACAGAGAACGGTGGGTGAACGCCTGCCGCCTTCATAAATCTTTTCGACCGAAGCGGTGATTTCGCCACCAGAAACCTGGGGAAATACAAACCCAGGGGGCATCGAGGGGTCTGCCTGGCTAACAGGAACAATCGTTGCCTGAATTTGCCTCTGAGAAACCTTAGTTGCTGGCATATTACTCTCCTATCAGACCACCGAAGCGGTAAGGTTAGACTTGACAATATCTACCTCAATTGTATCAGTCACGCCCGCTGGACGGAGTCCAACTCGAGCAGTGACGACTCCATCCTTGAGGTTGGTGACTGGGTTGAGCGAGGTGTCACACTTGATGGTGTACCCATGGTCAATTCGCTTGCCATTTGCATCGAATGCCTCGTAAAGCGCACCCTGTAGACGTAGTGGCTCCAGAAGTCCGGTCAATCTTGCTTGAACATCGGCAAAGACCTTATTGCGTCCATCGATAGTGCTAAAGAGCAGGTCTTCAAGTGCACGCTCGGCCTCAATAACGACATAGTTGACTACTTCAATGGCATTCAAGTAGCGCCAGTTGTCAACATCAGAAGACATACAACGTGCGCCATAGACCCTGATGGAATTGTTAATGATTCGAAGCACATTGAGCGAAGCCGCATCAAGGGCATCGGCACTAGTTTTACCAACTTCACGCTCGAGACCAACAACAAATCTAGCAGTAGAGTAAATTCCAGCACCAGGCTGATGCTGTCCAGTCGTATTGTGGGCGCGTGCACGAACGCCACATACATACCCATCGGGAGGAATAAGGCGATTCACGCCAGCCGTAGTGGTTGGGGTGTATACCCATGGGTAGTACATTGCGGTACGCTCAAGACCAAGGGCATCTGTTGCGTTTGCGGTTGTATATTCGGCAATATCTTGAGCATTGGCAATCGATACACCACTATGGGTATGAAGTATCGCTACGCGGTTAGTCTCTACCGCATGATCGATAAGCAACTGTGGCACTGTTCCAACAGCCGAGGTAGTTCCGGCAAATACTCCACCGGATGCTGACTCTGGACATGAAACAGCTCCGGTTCCATATGAGCTGACGAAAAGGTCTAGAGCTGTCCCAACTTGAGTGGCGCCACCATCGGTGCCGTTCGCGCCACCAGTAAAGCTAGCTTCAGCTGAAGTACTTGGAAGGGTGTCTGTATCGCCATCAGCCGATGCAAGAACATAGTGCCTAGCAATTGGATGAGCATTGATTTTTCCAATAGCCTGGTCAACAGTTGTTGCATTGCCTGTGCTCATGAGCAACACGTCGTCATAGTATAGTGAGATATTTACTGAATTAGCAATTGTCCCAGCGGCGACTATTACGGAGAGGTCATTACCCCAAGTGCCGTAGCCATTCGCAGTGAGAGTGATTGATCCAGCAGCCGCGCTTCCATCCTCATCTGTGGGTGATGTTGTCGTCGCATTGGTTACATCAAAAGTCAATGTATCAACTGCGGTGATGGTAAATGTTCCATTATAGCCAGATGGTGCAAGGCCAGTTATTGTTACACTATCGCCAACTGCAAATCCATGCGCAGCAGAAGTGGTGTATTGAACCGTGCCTGCGGCAGGAGTTCCTGCATCAATAGCAGAAATCGTAGCAGTCCTATCGAGGGTTTTCGTGCTAACAGTTCCAGAAGATGTATAGCCGATTCGTGCGATGTAGCACTGGCTGCCACCCTCCTCAAAGAATGCCTCAACCGTAGGGTGGAGGTAGTAGGTGGAAACATAGCCACCGAATACGCGCTCGAATTCTTCCATCGAAGTGACCTTGACGGCCTCGTCGATTGGCCCACGCTCAGCAAAGCCAGCGAAAAATGCTTGAGACGATTCGCGAACAGTCGTGTTGGAGGGGCCTGTGCGAACTGAGGTTGTAATGTTTATGCCGGGCATGTGACCTTCCTAAGTAACTAGATGGGACCTATACTCTCCCGCGTTGTAATTGTATCCTGTTTTATGAACCAAAGCAGAAACTAATTACCGCCATGAACTAAAATGGATCAGACGTAATATTAACATTATCACCAGATTCATCTGGTTTAATGCTAGTTTCTTCTGCATTTTCTAAAATATTAGTTTCTTCCGTTGATTCGGCACCTACTTCAGCCTGATTACTGGATTCAGATCTATCCGCAGTAATTTCTTCGGCCTCTACTGAAACGGTGCTCTCCTTGACCTTTTTGGATGTTTTGCGAGCAGTTGTCTTTGGTTGCTCTTCGCTCGCGGGCTCGGCGGAAACATCAGCAGATCCATTTTCTGAATTTTCATTGACCCAAACTGGTTCATTATTCAGGCTCTCAATTGAAATAATGCCACTATTCTGTAGCAAATTCATCTCTGCGGTAATTTTTGATACTGCAGTCATGCCCTTTGGGTCAAGAGCAATCCCAGACGGAGTGACGGTCATTCTTTCACGAGTATTATTTTTTAGTAGGTACATTTTTGCCTCATGAGCTTGAAGCAATTCACTCCCGGACCTAATCTGGAATGCTGTAAAATTATCATCAGACATTTTGTCTCCTAGTTTTTCTCAAGGTTACCACAATCACGCGTCTGGTAATTCCTCCGACATACCGTAGCCCGCAATGGTTGTGTTAATTTCAGAAATATCAGCAATATCTCGGCGCATAATGATTTCATCAATATTCATATCATAGCCAACATATGCGCCAGCCAGGACTCGGTCACCCTTGAGCAAGGTTAAGTCAGAGAATTCTTCACGAATGGAGGATTCTTCAATAACTACTCGAAAACTTCCCCTTGGATCAGTGGCACGCATCGTTGGATGGTCCATGAGTGAGGAACGGACAACGGTTGTCAAACGATCACGCATCAAGGTGACATCAGCATTTCCCTCTGTCCGAACCCACACATATGTTCTCATTGAATAGCCAACTCTATAAATCGGCTGTTGTCTATCCCACCCAATTCTTTCAAACCCAGTAGTAGAGATAGCAACCGTAATGATTGTCGGCCATTCATCCAGGGCTATTGGCTCATGACTCAGATATTTGACTGGATTTGGGAGCGTAATATCATCAACGGACCATCCATTTCGATACTCAATGAGCCTATCTGGCATATCCAGTTGAAGATATGACGTTACATAGTTCTTTGCATAATGGGGGCCGTGCATGAGGTCGATATTTGCCATTATGCGAGACCTCCAATTCCATCCCTAACATAATCTCTCGCATAATCGGCCCACTTTTTGCGCATTACATCTGGTGTAAATATAATTTCGCGCTTTGGCATTCTGGTTGTTCCGTATTGATGGAATTTTGCATACTTAACATTTGTCCCAAATGTGGCCTTTGTTCTATCTATCTCGTTTGGTGTTCCGCGCAGATTTCCCAAACTACTAAATAGGCGACCCGTCCTGATCATTGGTGGCATTCCAGGAAAGTGAGTCGATTTCCATGATGCATATCCAGGATCCAGTGGCGCCCACCCGCCGCTAGGAAGTCCGTTTGTAAGGAAATTATTCGACCATAGCTCTTCGAGGTCATCCCTAATCTTTTCAAACACTGGACGGAAATCACGAGCTCGCCTCATCATGTCGTCGAGCCTGTCGGTTAATTCTTCCTCATCAAAATCCGTATCAAAACGAATAATGATTGCATCTCTAGGTCTTGTGCGAGCCATTATGCAATCCTGTGTCTGCGATATTTCTTGACTGAAAGTAGCTCACGTTCACTGAAACCAGTTTCAAGTGGAGCTACATTTCGTGGCTCAAGGTCCTTGACTCCAACAACATCATCATGCATATTTTGCATTTCTCTAGTTGCTGCGCGCAAAATAAGGAGTTTGAAAATACCAATTTCGGTGCCATCTAGCCCTGCTTCGTAATCAATAACAACGGTATCGTTTGCGTATCCTCTAAAGAAATCGATACCAAATCGGCGAACAACATAATCATTTCCGGTAGCAACAGCAGTTCCCCGCGATTTCACTACCCCAGACGAATCTGTGAGGGCAGTTGTTACTGAGTTAGATACAGTAAATGTTGTTGTTGATGGAACATCTACAACTTCGAAATCGCCATTATAGCCAGAAGGTAGAAGTCCTGAGATATTAATCAATGAACCAGCAGAGAATCCGTGTGCTGATGAAGTTGTATACCTGACATATCCAGCCTGCGGTGTAGAGAAATCAACCGCAGATATTAGTGATCCGTATGTTGGTAGAGTTTTGTTCAAATCAATTGTAAATGATGTTGCTGAATTTATTTGGTCAATCTGAACGCCAGTGCAGTTGTATTCATCTGGGACCATTCCGGTAATTGCAACAAATTGACCCTTGGTAAACTTGTGGGCAGATGAGGTTGTAAACGTAGCATTAGTGCCACTTGTCGTGACATTAATAATCGTAGCCGTACGCTCCATTGCCTCGGCCATATAGGTGCCAGAGTCGCCATAGTTCCTCACCATAACGCTATTAACTTTACTTATAGGTGAATTACGTAGGGCAATTGTTGTAGGTGGATTAATATACGTGAGAGAAGTATTGCTCGTATCGAGAGAACTATTGTAAAAAAATGATGCGGTGGGCATGCCGGTATGATCGGTTGGCAAAGTGTATTCCTCGACAAATGTTTGAATAGTAATTGGTCGTCTGAGGTATGCCTCAAGCTCACTCTGAAGACCCTCGAGTACAAATTCGGCAGCATCGCGCTGCCTAATACTAAACGTAACGTCCATATATGTGGACAGATCTGAAATTGATACAAGTAGGGTCATTTAGCACCAACCTAAGTTGCGTAGCTTATTAGTTGGCGACCAGATGGTCACCTTCTTCTTCCTCTTCCTGCAGCTCGTGCAGGCCCGCGTCCAAATAGATTTCTTATAGCGTTGGCACCCCTGGCTGCAGCCCTACGAATGCGTCCGGGACGACGGCGCTCTCCAATTTCCTCTTCCTCGTCAGCATCTAATTCAGGCTGGGGCATTTTTACTCCATTCGCTTGCTCGGCATTACGATTGTATCACGCAACATTATCTGTCGTCCCCAGGCGGAGTTTCGATAGAAATGGGCATCCTTTCTATTGTTCCGGCGGGCGCTTCAATCGGAACCCATGCACGTGAGTAATTATAATTCTGGATATCTCTTTGCTTGATAATTGTGGTATCCATCATCAGGTCAAACTCGACAGACTTCATGGCCAACATTCTTTCAAGATCTTCCTGGGAGTATTTTCGTGATCTCATGATTTCTCTTATTAGTCTCGATAAGTTCTTGGCAACCAACGACCCCCTTCCACGATTAATCTGAGCATGGATCAACATTGCATCGATCTTGTCGCAATCAATAAAGGAAACTGGAACCACTTGTCCAATTTTCTTAGCAATATGGCGATTTCCAGTAATTATCTTAATGCGCTGAGTTCCATCAATTATAGAATTATCTGATTTACGAACCAGTATTGGCGAAAGCACGCCATATTCCATAAGTGAGCTTGCAAGCGTAACCATATCTGGACGGAGTATGTAGGTTGCATGCCAGTCTGGTGTAATTAAATTATTGACATCAATCATTTGGATTTCCATCAAAATCCTCCAATTCTTGTTCTAGTGCCGCCATTCTTATTGAATGAGCCTTGGTCTTTGGTCCGACAGGGGTAACCGCACGATTTGCAAGTTCATTGAGAATAATGTTGCGAATCAACCATTCGACCGGATAGGCAAATGGGTCAAGTGCATGCTTTTTGCGGAATTCTGACGCAAAACTTTTAGCACGCCTTTTCTTTGTTGGCCCAACCATGAAGTAATCAATAGCATCACGCACTCCTTCCCACCCACGCTCCGCGTACTTAGCTATTACCTTCTCAACGTCATACTCCGGCCACCACCGTCTCTGTGCATCAATATGAGGGAAGCAGTCATAGAGGTCATCATAGAACTCTGGCTCAGTGGCTACAAGGTCACCGATACGGCGAATAGCAATCGAATGTAGCGGAATTCCAATTCGTGTATTAGAGCCAGTTAAGGCAGCAAGGTCGTAATACTCACAATAATCAGCGCCATGCTCTTCATGCAGGAATTTGAATACATCATTGATCTGCCAGTCATAAATTACTTTTGCAAACTTTAGGGGCATACCCTTTTTCCCCTTATACGGAGTAACAATATAGTTTTCATGGAGTTTTTGCACTATTGACCTGTAGCGAATCATTGACTCAGCTGCACGAACACCAGTCAAGAATGCCACTCTGCCCTTTTTGCCCTGCATGGTGTAATAATCAATTCCCTCCGGAACTGGTTTGTCATGTTTGTGACCAAAGTGGTATCCGGTGATGGCCCAGGGCGGCATCTCCCTGGCCAATCGACCTTCCTTCATTCGCTTTTCGCCCCATAAAATTATTGACTGGCGCTGCCCAAGCACCCACACCTCAGCACCATACGGAATGCAGTACCACTCCATATCGACCCAGTCATAGTTACGCACCCTGTTCACATAATCAATAACAAGTGGGCTAACCATTTCCTCATCACGGAAAATTACTTTTACTGGCCCCAAGCCTCTTTCTTCATGAACCTCTTTAGCGAGGTACAACACTGCGCTTGAGTCTTTTCCACCAGAAAATTGGACGCATACAGTATCAAATGTGTCGTATACGTGGCGAATTCTTTGTCTCGCAGCCTCTACGCAAGAGATATCTAAGAACATTCGTTGGCGGGTCATTCACCCACCTTAGTCCACCCTTGTTGAATATACGAGTCGTGCAATGTTCTGTATCGGAAAGACTTCTTCATGAGGTACCCATGTCTTCCGGTAACTTCGCAGGTCATTGAGCAAATCTTTTCATATTTCTGAACAATTTCTTCCATTTTTGCAGCATACTCTGGGTTTGATGGTGAGAAGTAGTACCGTAGTCCACCAAATTTTTCCTTGATTTGGAAAATTGTATAATCTGGGTCGATGGATGATAGTTCTTTGTCGCATTTAGAAATAATGTTCCACCAACCAGATTCGCATGAGATAACTACGCCATAGTCTGGATTAATGCGCGAAAGTACAGGTTGCAAAAAATCTGGATATTCCATATTAATCCTTTTTGCGAAGATTTAGTTTGAGAACCAGCACTCCGTCCTCAAGGTTTGCTTCGCAGTCACCAATCATCGCGAAGTCCTGATAATCAATTTGTGCCTGATTGATGAAGTGCGTACGTTCAGGACCAGCAACAGGTGGAAGTGGCCTCTTTTTAACTGCCTCGGCACGCTCCTTAAAGCGAGCAAGCATGTCCTCAACTTTGAATTCCATTTTCGTATTCTTCTTTTGTTATAAATTGAACGAGAGTTTCCCTATCGCGCGGGACCGGATCGCCATCTGCCCAAATAAATTCCATTGGCGTTTCTTTGGTATATCTGATCCTGCCGTCACACTCCACCTGCTTGAACCTTACAATTCTCTCAATCGTAGACTCATAGCGAATCTTATCGATATCATCAGTGTGTGCCATCGCCCGCCAGCTTAAATGTCTCGTGGAACGTCTTGGGATCACATGCGTAGAACTCGCCATCCGAAATCTCAATTATGTAATCACCGAGACGTGCGATAGATTCTCCATTTGGTGCTTTTATGTAAATTACCAATTCGGCATGTGAGTCGTCATTTTCTCGCGGAATGACAGTCAGCAGCCCACCACACCAATCAGCAACATCTACTTGATTTTCCTGCATGAAACAAATGGCATCCACATCAAGATTTAGGCGCCTATATCGGCAAACAGATAGATTACTGATCATTTTGCATTCTCTTAATTTCTTCTAGAAGTTCATGGAGTAGGGACTTTATGTCACGCATTGTTTCCCCCATTTCTCTCAGTGGATCGGAAATCCTTTCAGCCTGATAATGGGCGAGTTTCTGCGCTTCTAGTCGTTCATTTTCCCGCTGCGCTCGTAGACGAGATAATTCTTCCCATGTACTCATTGATCAACCATCCAATCTTTATTTTTTGAAGAAAAATATTCACTGAGGAGTTCGCGAACAACATCCTCGCTCACTCCTTTATGAAACAACATGTCAAGGGTATTCGCAAGTCGTCTGCTTATTTCTCGTTCTTCATCAAGCTCTATCAACAATCTGGCTGCCTCTTTGCGTAGGTGCTCTATCTCCGTCGACATTGTCGAATTTTCTACCTGTAAATATTGCGCAATATACACAGCATCATCACTCATTTTTACCTCCTATCGAATTTGAAATTTTTACAATTGCAGACACATTTTCGTATATTCCAGGAAACAGAACACGAAAAGAATTACCAGTACCAACATAGTGCATATTTGCATCATGTGTTCCATTAACAGTTTTTTCAAGATGTTTAATATTTTCCAGAAGTAGTGAGAGCAATCCTTTGAGATGATCCTTTTCGTCATTTAGTAGTAAGATGCTGTCCAGCAGTGATGACTCACGTTCTGATGCTAAATTTCCATCAGAATCACGCCACGATCCATCTGTTCCGCATCTCCACTCCATAAAAGTTTCATTATTATTTAGGCGTATTGTATTGTCGCCCATAAACTGAATCCCTATACTTCCGAGTGCGCATCAATGAACGACATCAGTTTAGATGCTGTTGTTTCGCCATCATAGGATGGGTCAGCGCGCAGCCATTTGATGAAGTCATACCACCGCTTTTGTTGTTCTGGCGCATCGAAAACAATGGTGTACTGAACAACGGCACGTGGCGTTGATTCCGGAGAAGCAATAGTGCTTCCCTTAATCGCAACCTCGTTATGGTCGACATTACTTGGGGCGGTGATTCGTTTTTCACCATCCTCGTCTTCCCTCACAAGCGATGACAGTACCGTGGCACCAAGTTCCGATTGGGGTATTTGCTTAACTACGGGAGCAACAAAGGAAGTTCCAATCCCTTTATCCTCATCACTCAGATCATCATTGCTTGTCGATACGGAGCGGAGAGATGCCTCCTCCATTGCAGCAATTTCCCAGTCATCCCAACCGAGTGAATCAAGTAGGTCTGGGTATTCGTCGACAACAGTGTCTATGAGCTCTGCAACCAATGCTTGATCGGTATGCCCAAGTTCAGATGTTCTATTGTCTGCTAAAGCAAAAGCAATAGCCTTACTATCCTCGACGTCAAATTGAACCGCAGCAATATGTGTCCAACCAAGTTTTCTGGCTGCAGCTAATTGGTGATTTCCGGCAATAACGACATATGTATCATCGCCATTGGGTTTAACTACGATTGGGCGTACTTGACCAAATTCAGAATATGACGCAATTATCGCGTCAAGGTTTCCTCTTCTTGGGTTGCCATCGAGATGCTCTAGTTTCTCAACTTCAATCAATAGTCCATGAAGTGACTGTTCAATATTGTATTTCATTTCCTTACCTCCACTAATTCCACATAACACTCAGTCAGAAACTTTTTTACATTTGGCCAATCTTTGTACTCGGGGTCGTAACTATATACCACTCGAGTAATTCCAGATGATGCAATTTGCTTTGCGCAGCCAAAGCATGGCGGACCATTAACTATTAAAGTGGAACCCATGCGCAGGGCAGGGTCTGACCAAATAATTGCATTTGCTTCTGCGTGTTGGGCAATGCAGTTGTCGTAGGTTGAACCGTTGGGCGAATTAGCGGATAGTCGTGGGCAACCGCCTTCATTGCAGTGTTTGATTCCGGGCGGGGAGCCATTATAGCCAACGCCAGCAACACGGCCATTGGGCATAAGTATGACAGCAAAATATTGACGCTTTGAGCACGTAGAAAATGTTGTAGCTAGCTGACTACATGACTTCAGCCAGTTCATTTCGCGGCGCGAGGCTATCATGGCAAAACTTGTGCCCTGACGTTGGCATTTAGTGTTCTCATGGCATCAATTGATGTCCTTAGAGATAAGAGTTTTTCCCTCTTTGACTTCACCAAGGCTTCCGCAATCTTGAAGTCGAATTGGGCATCAGCTAAGAGATACTCCGCCCAAGCTTCACGCTCCTTGATCGATCCCTTTGCTGCAAGATACTCTTTTGCCCAGTTTGATTTATAGTGGGCCTCTTTCTTTGCAGCATCTTCGGCTAGTCGCTCAAAAGCTTCTGTCTCATCCTCTAATTCGGAAATTAGATTTATGAGCATCTCCTCAATTTCAACTTGACTGATGGGGGTATTGCGCCCATTAAGATTCACTCGTTGTTCCCTTTCTGTATTGCTGACCAGTCTACAGACTTAAGTGAATCAAGGTGAGATTTTGGCCATTCATATTTTGGAGTTCCCAAAAATACACATCCCATTTCTTCAAGGATCCACGCATCACACTCATCGTCGGCACCCGTTCCAAGCCAAGTAATACCAGTCCTGGCAGAAATAGAAGAAATAACCTCAGTTTTTCCAGCATTACCTTTGCCGGTGGCAAACTTTGCCCTACTCGTTGGGGGTATTTCCACATATGGAATATTCATTTCATACATGAGGAGCCTAACCACTCCACCAAGTTCGCCAATTTTATGCGACTGAGAATTGCGTGCTGAAAAAGCGTACCCCTCTATGAAGACCGCTTCAACTTCATTAGTGTAAAGAAGGTTGTGAATATCCTCACGAATATCCATCAAGCGTTCGGGGCCTTTTGATTTTACTGAAATTGATCCAGTTTTACCAAGTATTGAGTATCCGGTTGAAGTTAATGACAGGTCCAGTCCCATGGTGATCATGCCAGAACACTACCATGCCATAACGCCAAAAGCGGGAGGTTTCCCTCCCGCAAATGACTCCTAAGGTAACGGAACTGTTTACCTAAAGGTATTCGATTGTCGCACCACTAGTTGGTGCCGCTATCAGGCTTGACCGAAGCGGTTGTCGGGCTCGATGGTGACAGCAGTGCTGTCGGCCTCGGCATCAACAACAATGGAGGCAACGATGTTTGCGCCAGCGGTGCCGGAACCAACAGCGGTGATGTCCAGGGTGATGATGTCGCCCTTGTTGAAGTCAACGTTGGCGGCGGTGAGGGTAGCCTCATCGCTGGTGCCGCTTGCGGCGATTGAGAATGCACCAGCGGTGTCAGCACCAACGAGAAGGTTGGCGGTGAGGACGCTACCAGCGGGGGCAGTGGTCACTGCGACATAAGCGCCAGTGATCTTGCCACTGAAGGGGGCAGCCATCTTGACTTCACTGGAAGTCGAAAGGGTGCCGGGGATTCCGAGTGTAATTACTACGGGGGCTGAGCTCATGTTTTTGTTCTCCGTGTCTAGTGGGAATACGACAAATAGACTTTACTACACAGATAGCGCCCTACGGCGAAACATGAGCAATTTTTTCACTCCCAGCCATGCACTGATAGGCCAAGATCAAAAGCAAGCTGTGGGAATCGACCTATGCGGTCATGACAACCCCTGCACACGCATAGAAGATTATCCTTATCCAATATTGATCCACCCTGTGAACGGCGTTTCAATTCATGGACATCAACACTTGGATTTCTTTTATATGTCACCTTTTCATCATGTGCAGCAAAAACTGGACATGCTTGACAGTACGGAAATTCTCCCAACATTTCCGCAACGACTTTACGTCGTTCGACATATTCCTGTGATTTTTTCTTACTCCTGTATCGCATGGCTCCTCATTTTGAGCCGAACGAATTACAGGCTCTCAATATCTATGGTATCAAACTTCCACTCATCAACGAGTGCTGCCCATAGCGCCTCGTCAATGGGTGTTGGCTCCATGTCGAACTCCTGAATCATTGACCGGTGCTTGGCAATTGCTCGCTTCAAAAACTCGACTTGCTCCCAGCCATTAGACTGGGGGGTGCTGCCAGTCTCGATCATTTTAGTAACTTCAATGAGTCGCTGCTCTACAAAAAACTTGAAGCGCTCAATTCGCTTGCGACGTGTGTTGTAGTGGCTTCGTACATCATTCTGCTGGCGGCGCATTCCGAGTGACTGAAAACGCCGAACATCATTCTCTTCATCTTCGGCAGCAATCTCTAGCTGCTGGTCCAGATTTGCCTGCAAGGCAATGAGGCAGCGCTGCCACTTAACCCAGTTCTCTGGCTGAAGTAGAATCTCTCGCTGGCTTGGGGAAAGCTTGTTTTTAACTTCCTCTGCAACCAGGTATGCAAAACTCTCATCGGTCATTGTAATTGTCATTGTGTTTCCCTTTTCCACGCTGGGCACATTTTCTTAAATGCACACCAGTCGCATAATTTACTTTTATTGTATGCGAAGTTTCCAGTCTCACATGCCTTCATGATTCCGTCATATGTTTTTGTAACGTAATCAACTGTTTCGGCAATATCATCTTCAGTTACTTCATGCTTGAATTTAACGCCATCTTTTAGGTAAAGCAACTGGAGCGACGAGACCTTTGCCACATCTAGTTCATGTAGAAGAGCGGCATAAAGCTTTAATTGTACAAACTTGTCATGAACCCATGCTTTTTTGGGGGTTTTACCAGTTTTGTAGTCCGATACAATGACTAGGCTATTGTCATTGCCCTCGAACCTGTCAATAAAACCCTTAATCTGCGCTGGGCCAAGTTTTCCATTAACCTCAAACTCAATTCCAAGTGGGGAAATGCTTTTGGGGTTTTCGATTTTGAAAAGATTTTCAATACAGAACCAAGCACTCCATCGGAAATTGCGGAATTTGGACTCATGAACAAATCCAGTAATTCTTTCTTCCCAGTTTGATGAATGCCATACCTTCCCAGCAAGAAACTTGACACTCTCCATGTTTCTCTCATCTTGTGGGAGTGCATAGAGTTCTTCAAGTATCTCGTGAACAAAATTTCCGAGTAGCGTTGCCTCTGTTGGTGGATCGACTAGACCATCGATCTTGCTGTACTTAAACTTCAGCGGACATTGATTAAATGTCCCCATTGAGGATGCTGATAGATATGGCGGTGGCTTATATTTGAATTCCTGAGAAAAATCACTCATTATCTGCGGTTATTTCCGAACCAGGGAAGGAGATTTTGATGCTCTCCTCAATGAGCGCCATAAGAACCTGCGTGTTGGCTGTTTCAATGGTTGGTTTTGGTGCCCCATTGGAGTATTCAGTCCAGAAGGCATTCAACCTCTCGCGCTGCTGAGCATTGAATGACCCAGTAATATCACGGAACTGCTTCCATAGTGCAGAAATGGCGGGATCAACTGGTGGGGTATTTGCCTGACGATCATGCTCAATCTCTATGCTCAATGCTTCATCGGATCGCGCAAGATAGAGACCGACGCCGAATTGCTGAGCAGCCTTTTTGAGCGCGTCAGATACGGCACCCTTGAATTCATCACCAAGATCAACAATCTCGCCCTGCTTGGTGCGCTTAATTTTCTGACCACCGAATCCATCTTTACTGACCCCAAACCCACCCTCACCAATGGTGAGACGGACGTGGGCAACAATGAAGTCTGGATCTAGCGTATCTCGTTCACACCTGATGATTTCCGATGACCAATTGGTGACACCGAAGCAACGATTAAGGCGAGCAATTACCTCGCTGACGGGAATATAGGTGAGCGTCGTGCCACCCTTGCGAAGCTCCCTTTCCATTTCCGGAGGGAATGGCTCGCTGAGGTCATTGAGCAGTTTGGCTTTGGCAGCCTTGTCTTTCTTCTCGAATTCCTCTGTGCGCTTATCGTGCCGAGCCCAGTATTCATCATCTGTACTCATCGGCAATGCTTCTTCTACACTCACGCTTAATTACCTTTCCATAGTTTGTTTACGAATTGTGATACTTGCACACTCAGTCCACTGCGATCAAGTCGTACTAGACAAGTTTTGTCTGGCTTGGAACAAGTCGAACCTTGCCATCACTTTTTTCACAGTATTGATCGGCATCTACGCCGATGGACCGCAACTGCGTCAATCGCCAATATGATGGTGCTGCAAAATCCAGCATCTTGATCATCATTTCATCTGGCGTCATAGTTATTTCGCCAGTATCGGGATCAATTGAAAGTTGTTGAATTTTTCTGGCCACTTCAACCGCAAGACCAGAGTGATCCCACTTTTTGCGGTCCTCTCCCTGCTTTTTCTCTACCTGCAGGCCGTTTTCGAGGAAAATAACCTCGCCCTCCATGCGATCAGCAATCATCGACATTACTGATTCATGGACCATATTGACGTCCTTGCGGAAATTATCAACAGCAATAAATAGTTCGGCAAGTTGCTCCATGCCGTCATTGCTTGATCTTGCGTATTCCTCGACAAGCCCTGATAGATCAGTAAATTGCTTGCGGAATTTAATCATCTCGTCATGAATCTCTGCCACGCTAGCCCTCCTGTTGTGTGATTACTAGATCACAATACCAACACGTTTGCGCTGTGGCAACCCGAGGCCAGTTAAATACGTAAAAGCTCCAACTGCCGAGTCAATCTGGTCATCGTGAGTGCATGCTTCTGGAAAAGACGATAGTTCATCGAGCCAATCAGTGAGCCATGCCCCCCTGAGGCATCGAACATTGCCGTTAGCAGCTGCTGCCGCAAATGGGCGCGCCCTCGTAATTTTGTCACCAGTGGAGCGAATGCCTGAGAAGTCGAACCCCGGCAAGACATATCTAGCATATTGATCTACGAGTGCTTTTCCTGATGATCCAGGCTCTTGCTCCATTCGAATCGCAACGCTTGGCCCATCCTCGTATGCGGTCTGCGAGATCAATTGTTCAACCTTCTCTCCGCGAAGACGCGCACGCTTAACGTCAAGAATATATGCTATTCCACCATCAAATAACATTAATGTACCGACGGTCCAGTCTGGGTCTGGGTTGCTTTGATTCGGCTCGGTTGCTGCCAAGTCCCAGAATCTTACAGCCCTTGCTGCAGATGTGATTGGTGGAAGTTCGTTACTGTCAATAAATACTATTGACTCACGATTAAACATTGTTCCGAGGGTTGTCGCCCACCAGTCACCTTCTTCTAGCCTGCGTCTTTCAACTGGATCAAGGGACTGGAGTGCCATTCGATAGGAATCAGCGTCAATACCAGGGTTATCGGTCAGCCTGGATGGAACGAATATCCTACCCTTCTCCATTCCCTCGACAATAAATCTCTGCCTAACCCAGTTGGGGGCGGGGTTGCAGGCGGCACGCATTCGTAGGGGAACCTGCGACAATGGACCAGATCCGGGACGACGCAGACGGGAGAACATATACCTGTAGTCAGTCTCCCTGATTTCCGTAACTTCGTCCATTCCAACAAATTGGAATTCAGCTCCCTTGTATCGTAGGTAGTCTTGTGAGTTATTCAGATATCCGAAGGATATTCTTGCTCCAGAAGGAAAGACGGCAGTGTAATTATTGGCGTTCCATCTCACATCGTCATGTGGGGCCATCCAGTTGATAAATCTATCCATGATGGCTCCAGGGAGGGCCAAGTCAGCATATGTACGACGGAAAATAATTGCTGAATAATTTGGAATGTCCACATATTGCAGGGCAGACATCAGCAATGCTGATGATTTGCCACCACCAGCACTTCCACCAAAAAGTGCCTCTAAGGCATATGTTCTGAGAAAAACTTTTTGCGTTAAAGATGGCTCTTCTGGGCAAAAAACCGGCATTTTTGGTTGAAGGTAATCATAAACTTGCTGCCAATCGGGCATAGTTGTCTCCAAACGGACTGTGGTGTATTAGATTATGGTCTACCACACATCATGGCTGCAATAAGAAACGACAAAATGGACAATAAACCATCAATCTTTCGCCGGTACTATCGCACGGTAACATATTTTATTAAATCAAGGTTTTTGCCACAAATTTTTAGGCGTGCCTTTACTGCCAATTTGCTAATGGTACTATTTATTGTACTCATAGGCATTGGAACATTTATGATCTGGCCTCCGGTGGGCTTTATTGCGGCAGGAGTTGCATGTGGAATTTATGGATTTATCCTAGGTCTTGAATAAACATGGCTTGGAACAAAACTGACAACAAAGCACTTTTTAATAATGGCGCGAAAGCTGCCGTTATACCTTCTGGTGCCCCAATTTCCGTTACCCCAGGATTTGCTGGCAAGGGATACAAGGACCCCTGGGATATTGAGCGCGCATACCGAGAGGGTATGCAGAAAGTTACCTGGGTATCTAGGTGCATAGATGCAATTGCCGGAAATCAATCCCGCCTTCCTGTCATTCTGCGAAAAGACAATTCTCCAGATGGTGAAATTGTCAAGAAGAAGCGTGGAACATCCACCGTTCTCGACCTTCTAAATACCAAATCTAACCAAGGCGAAAACTCATTTATTTTCCGTTATCGCATGTCGTCACAGCTGCTTCTTGGAACTCGCGGAGCGTTTATTGAAAAAGTTCGCGGGCGCGATGGTGGAATAATTGCTCTAAATCTTCTTCCACCCCAGCATACAGCGCCAATTCCTGATCCAAAAACATTCGTTGCCGGATATGAAGTAACAATGCCAAACGGCGACAAAATTAAGATGAAAGCAGATGATGTCATCTGGATTCGACGTCCGCATCCAATTGACCCATATCTGTCAATGACCCCGATGGAGTCGGCTGGAATTGCCATAGAGATAGAAAATCTCGCCAAAATGTACAACCGCAATTTCCTGCTAAATGACGGGCGCCCGGGTGGACTTTTGGTTTTGCGAGGAGAAATAGATGACGACGACAAGGAAGAATTACGGTCTCGTTTTCGTGGCAATATTGGAAGAGTTGGGGCAGTTGGTGTAATTAGCTCCGATGATGGTGTTGATTATGTTGATACATCGTCGAACCCACGTGATGCTGCATATATTCAGATGCGACAAATTACAAAAGAGGAAATTCTCGCATCATTTGGCGTTCCAGAATCAGTTCTCGGCAATGCTTCTGGTCGCACATTCAGCAATGCGGCAGAAGAAGTAAGCGTTTTCTGGAACGAGACAATGTCTCCCCACCTGGAGATTATTGCTCGAGCCCTTGATGAGCTAGATGAAGAGCACTACATTGATTTCGACACTTCCTCTGTTCCGTATCTAATTATTACTAAACAGGAGCGTGAGCGTTACCTGCTTCAAGAGATGCAGAGTGGACTCATAAGTGTTAATGAATACCGCAATGGAACTGGACGCAAAGAGGTTGAAGCCGATCTTGCTGACAGCCTCTTAATGAATCCAAACCTCACCCCAATTGCCAATACCAAGAAGCCAATGGAAACACCACAGCCTGGTGGAATGCCGGGAATTCCTGGAATGTCCCCAGGTACGGGCATGCCTGGAGCACCTGGAATGCCAATCAATCCATTACCACCAGAAATGGCAGCAGCAATGGGTGGTGGTGCAGTTCCAGGGGCGGAGCTTGGCGGTCCAGGACTCGATCCAAATACAATGGCTGGTGCGCTTGCAGCAGAAACAGGAATGGTTCCGCCAAGTCCAGCACCGGGCCAGGGGCCAACTAATGTTCCCCCGGAAATGGGTCCTGCTGGAATGGCGGCAATGTCTGCTGGTATTGAAATCGACTACAAGGATGACCGCCACGAGCGCGATGAAGATGTTGCTAGGTGGTCACAAATCCTTGATCGATCTCTGGAGAGGGTCTTCGAGAGACAGCAGCGTGTTGTTGTTGAGAAGGTAAATGGACAAAAGTCCAGAAAATCCCTATCTCAGGGTGCCCTTACAGCTGATGATGTATTCAGTATTGCAACCTGGGACAAACAGATGGATGAAGATATTCGTCCAGTTTTGTCCGCAATCATCAAAGACTCGCAGGAAATATACTCAGTAAAGAGTATGGATTATGCCCCACCCTCAAATGAGGAGATTCTTGTCTCGATAGACGCACAAATGATACGTATTAAGGCAAGAAATACAGTCACCCGTGACCTCATTAATACGGCAATTTTCAATTCACTCGCCGTGCGTGATGAAGAAGAGCGTGCCAGTTTTCTAAGGAGTTCCGTCAACGGCATATTTACTGAAATACTGGCCAAGTATCGACCAGAACGTGCAATCAGTGAAACCAAAGTTGCATGGGACTTCTCACGACCCTAAGTTTCAGTAATCAAAAATAAATAGTTTACTGAAATAGAAAAACAACGGATACTTAGTATCGTATGCCATATTCTGGGTCTATGATAATTGTGTCGATTGGAGTGCTATGAGCCAACTAGCAGGTAGTTTTAGTTTCAAGGCCATGAATGGTCAGGTAAATGTCGATGAAGCGCAGGGTATCGTCGAATGCTTCGTTGCCGCAGTAGGCAACAAGGACTCAGTTGGAGACATCGTCGCCACTGGTGCGTTTACTGAAAGTCTCAAGCGCCGCAAGCCTCGTGTTGTATGGGGGCACAACTGGAACGACCCGATTGGAAAAGTGCTGGAGATTTATGAGGTGCCAGCCAATGACCCAAGACTCCCCGCAAAGATGAAACAAGCTGGAGTTGGTGGCCTATATGCACGTGTTCAGTTCAATCTAGCTACCGAAAAGGGACGCGAGGCATTCGCTAGCGTTGCATTCTTCGGTGGCGACCAAGAATGGTCGATTGGCTACAAGACCATTAATGCCACCTATGACCAGAGTCTTCAGGCAAACATCCTACGAGAAGTCGAACTCTATGAGGTGAGTCCAGTTCTCCATGGGGCAAATCAACTAACTGCAACAATCTCCGTCAAGAGCGATGAGGCAGAGAAATGTCATCCAGGTTCTGGGCCAATGCATATGGGTCGTCCCATGTCAATGGGGCCAGTAGTTCCTCCGCGACTCAGTGTCATGCGTTCGTTTAATCCAGAATCACCAGACGAGGATGATCCTCGTGGACTTTCGCCAATTGAGGCACTGATGCAGGCCGTTAGTTCACTTGATGAACAACGTGAAGATATTTTTGCCGAAGGCGAGGCTCGCCAACTTGGTGACGAAGAGAGATCCAGACTTGAGCAAGAAGTCTCTAGGCGCTCCTCGTCCAGGGTTGAAATGATTTCAGCAACAGAAAACATGATTATCCTAAATCGTTTCATGGAAGGTGGCAAGAAGATTACATATCGTCTGCCCTACCATCATGAAAAAGATACAGATGAATATATGTTCGGCAAGCCAGAGAAGCTGAATGTGGCAAAACCAGCAGTTACTCCGCAAATGATTGTGCCATCGCAAATGCCGCACATGCCAATGGCAGTAAAGCCAATGGCAACTGCTAGTCCATATGTTCTTTCCGCTCAAGCTGGGAAGAGTGCATTTGAAATTGTGGCACAGGCGTGTAAGTCAATTGAGTCAAATATATTCGATGATGAATCAATGTCTGATAGACAGAAGGTATCAACACTAATTTCAATTTTGCAAGATTATGTTGCCGATGTAACACCACAGCATGCAACAATGAAATGTCTTCCACATCAAGCATTTTATGTTAAGGAACTACTTGACCCGGTAATCGAATATCATGGTCTAACATCAGAAGTGCATGATGATGGTATCCATATATTCGGCAACTTTAATGATGATGTTGTTGATGCACTTCGTAGATGTGAAAAAAGCATCAAGGTGGCCGTTAAGTCGAAGTCACTCAAGTAAGAACCGTAAAGCAAGGGCTTCAGATGGATCATGAAAGCATGGATATTGAGTTTGGTGTAGAGCCACAGCTTGTATTCGATGAAAAGGCAATAGGTGGAAAACTGGGTCCCCAGATAGGTGGAGGATTGCGAAAACCACCACCCGGAATGGTCTTTGTTGATATTACCGGAGCCATTGATGGTGATGCCGATGGAATAGTGTTTGAAGCAACGCCATTTGCCCGCCCAATAATCCCACGTGCCGTTATTCCTGCTACTCGTGGGCGAGAGCGTCAGCAGGGTGCCATTGATGCTGCAATAGCAAATGAAGAACGTAGGCGTAACGGTGAAACCGTTCCATCTGTTGGAAGTGCATCACGTACTGGCGGTGGTGACAAGAAAAAGCCAAAGCAGCGCAAACTCACAGATGAAGAATTAAGAATTCAGCAGGAGCAAAAACTTCGCGCACAAACGGTTCCCAAGAAAAGAAAGCCTGGCCCTGATGCTCGCGAATGGGACTCTGGGTCAAAATCAACAACCATTTCTCAGGCTGCAATTGATAATCCAAAATTAGCAAAGATTGTAGATGACTACCTTGACATATACCCACCAGTGGGATCGAAATCATCAACACGTGGTCGTGGTGGAAAAACATACCCCAAAAAATCAAAAGATGAAAAACTCGATGAACTGACAAAACTCTTATCAGAGGCACTGATCGCTGCACTGGAAAATTCAGAAGGCGGAAAGTGGAAGAGACCTTGGAAAGATTTTGGTTTATACAGAAATGGCAAAACTGGAAAACCATACAAGGGGAGCAATCAGGCAATTCTTGCAATCATTGCCGAATTGAAGGGCTACAGCAGGCCAGAGTGGCTGACCTACAAGCAGGCACAGGAGCTTGGTGGACAAGTTCGCAAAGGCGAAAAGGGCACCATGTTGGCCTTCTGGAAGCGAAGCACCTTTGAAGTTGCTGGTCCTGATGGAGAAACAGAAGAGCGGCAAAGGTGGATGTCTTCGTTCTTTACTGTATTCAATATTGACCAAATAGACGGTATCGATCCATCAAGGTTCCCGGAGCCAAAGGTTCTCTCGGAAGAATTACGCATTGAGACAATACAGAAAATAGTTGAAGAACTTGGTGTTTCCTGGGCTGAGGGCGGAGATCGTGCATACAACAGCCCAACGGATGATCGCATTCAAATGCCACCATTCGCATCATTTGATTCGCCAGAAGCATTTTATGCAACCCTAATGCATGAGATAGTTCACTGGACGGGAAATCCTGGTCGCCTTGATCGCCCCAAAATGAATAGATTCGGGTCGCCGGAATACGCGTATGAAGAACTAATTGCCGAAATCGGCTCATCAATGTTGATGGCTGTTCTTGGTCTAGAAGAACGTCCAGACGATCAACACGTTGCCTATATAGCAAGCTGGCTGAAAGCCTTAAAGGATGACCCATCCCAGGTCTCGCAAGCAGCTGCGGCAGCCCAAAAAGCAATTGACTGGTTGATTGCAAACTCACCCACACTGAAAGCACTTTTTGATGACTACTATCCCCCGATTGGGGATGGCACAGACGACGAGGGCGATGGTGATATCGGTATACCTGATATTCCCGAAACTCCAGACACATCCCCTGATAGGAGATGGCGCATACGAGAAGGGCGACTCGCTGATGGCTCCGAAAAAGTCTCAGAAACGCCTACGCCACAGGATTCATCGAATAGCTGGGATTACGATAATTTTGGCATCGCTGGATCAAAGAGTACAACAAAGCCACAATATCCACGAAAGCCACCAGCACCAGCATTTTCTGGTCGTGCCGCAGAGTTAATCAAAGGCGTAAAAACCTGGGATGAGTTCTGGGAAAGAATGGGCGATGAAGAAATTGTCTTTATTGACTACGAAACCACTGGTCTTGTATTCGATGAATTTAATGAGCCATCAAGCAATGGTCTCCCAACACAAATCGGCGCAGTCAGGATGCGTAATGGAAGAGTTATTGAACGATTCAACGTATACATTAACCCAGGAATTCCACATTCAGAGTGGGAGCAATGGTCGCGTGACAACCTGAAGGACGAGGATGGAAATCTAATAACGCAAGAATTTCTGGATGGTCAACCATCGGTAGCAGAAGCTCACCGGAGGTTTATTGAATGGGCTGGCGAGGGTGTCATTCTTGGAATGCAGAATGCCGTATTCGATAATGAAGTACTTACTGATGCACTACGAGAATCTGGAATAGATTGGGAACCAGATGGAATCATCGATACTAAGGAAATTGCAGATGCCACGCTGCCTAAGTGGTCACCAGAAAATGAAGATGCCCCATTTAAGATAGATAAGGCAACAGGGGAAAAGCGCCCATCTAATAGTCTTGCTGACATAACAAAATATCTTGGAGTATCTCTTGGCGATAAGCACCATACTGCGGACTATGATGCCGCTGCAACTGGTGAAGTATTAACACGAATAGTCGAGGGTGCTATTGAAAAGGGATGGCCGACAGATGCGCTTGACCCAGAAAAGAGACGCCAAAAAGAAGAAGCTAAGCGAATCAAGTTTGAAAGAGACATTGAAGAATTTAATAAAAACAAAGATGAGTGGATGGCATCTCAGTCTGGAGCTTCAAAATCAACTACCAGAAGTGCTCCAGATGATGGTGTTGCCCTGGAATTCTATACACCAGGATCACGTTCTACTACTCGTAGGTGGGGATCAAGCGCATCAAGGCGCTCGGTAAATTCACAACAAAGAAAAGAAGCTACACATGTAGATATATCTAGAGTCTCTGTCGGTGATGTTTTCCCAGATAATTGGGATGCTCCTAATTTCCCACTCGGCGAACCGCGATGGAGCGTTCGCTCCGTAATTCCAAATATAGATGGAACAGTTTCTGTTGTTCTTGGAGATATGCGCGGTGAGCAGGAAGACATCGACATTATATTTGACAAAGGTTCACTTATTCCAAATGTAACGCGTGGATTGCCACTACGTGCAACGCGTGATAAACGTCCTGGCACTCAGGTTGATTCAGTTGCAAAATTTACGCAAAATGGTAAATTAAAAAACTGGAACAGCCCTGATGTCACTTATCGCAGAAATGCATCATTGGAGGCAACTGAATTCTCCCTATTCGATGATGGTTTACCGCGTAGGGTATCCCCGTTCAATCCAAACTTATTTAATCGTGGAGATTTCAGGAGCGAAGAAACGCAGAAGTTGAGTCGCGCAACAAATAGGCATACAATTGATTCTGTTGAGGATTCAATGCAATTTATTGCCAATAAGGCACAACGGGATCTCAAGTTTCAAGCTAGTGATGCGGTGAAGCTGATTCGTGAACTACGTCGAGACATCGCCCACACTGGAATTGTCGAAAATCTTGACATAAATGTTATTAACGATCTGATTGAAGGAACATACACTGGCGACGGATATAGGCGACTCAATGACATATTGCGTCGTCGCGGAAAAATAACTGGCCGCAACCCATATCCAGTTTCTTACCCTGCAGCAGTAGTTGGATCAAAGTCAACCACGCGTAATGATTTACGCCCAATTCCACCAAGCGGGGTCTTGGTGGATGGTAGTTCTAGTGACGGTGGATTCTGGAGGAGTGACTTTACGCAGCCACTCATGGAGGATACGCAAGAATCTGAAGCATATGATCCACGCATTGCTCAGAGGATAATTCTGACATCCAGAATCATGCCATTAACAATCGACGGTATTACTGACATTGTTTCAGAAGATAATAATCTCCATAAGGGAATTCCGATGTCGCGAGACAAGTGGAGATTTATGCTAGCTGCGCTTCTTTCCAATAATAGAAAAACAATAGAGGCCTACAATCTTGGGAAAATGGGAATTCTATTTTTTGCACCAAATACCGGTCAGTCATACTTGGTTGAGTCTGGACCTGATGGCAGGTATCCGGAATTTGCAACAAGGAAGACATTCGAAGAAACTGTTCTCAGGTCATTGTCAAGTAATACTATAGGCACCAGGGGAATCTCTCCTAATCTCCAGGGCCTTCCAAGCAGGTATGACTCAGGAATTCGCAAAGTACAGAAACAATATGGGCCACATGTTCTTGGATTTAGAATGGATAGTACTAGTGGTCACCATGCCCTCTGGCTCGTTGATGAAGCTGGGCATATTGTGAGTTTGAAAGCTGTTGGCGTGTCATTATCCCCAGGCAGGGATGATAGTAATTATATTCCTACATATATTGGTTCAAAAATTGTTCAGGAAAGATTTGAAAAAACTAGAGGAATCCTGAGTGCACGGCCAGATTATCTTTATGATCTTATTCCTTACACAGCAATGCCACCAACAAACGCATCTGGCCCAGTTGATGGATGGATTAGAGTTCCACCACTAGATCCGCGATTAAAAGATCGTCTAACTTGGCAAATTTCTATTGACCTCGATGAAAATAGAATGCCTGCATTTGGGTCAGATTCAGCTATGACGCTTGTACAAATTGATATATATGAGGTTCCAAATCCAGATGGAACTACTTCATACCGCCTTATGGGAGAAGCAATTGATGGACGTTCTGCCGATTTGTCAGAAATCAAGGTCGACTTCCCTACACGGGAAGCTGCCGTATCCTATGCACTTTCAGAGGTTTCTCCATACCCATACCATGCATGGGTAATGAATTCAATAGCAAGAAGAACTAGGCTTCCGGAAGGTCTTGATGAGTCTTATCTCGTAGACAAGACAACAAAAGATCTTTTGGTTGGTGACAGAGTATTCAGTAAATTGCTTGGAGCAAGTGGCTCAAAGTCACATACTGGTCAGCGTATTTATTATGATTCATATGCAATTGCTGAAAATATTGTTCTTGCTGATGATTCTGAAACTTCTGCTGCACGATTTGATAATTTTATTGAACAACTTTCAATAGTAAATGAAAGAAGTCGCTCATTATTGAAGCAGCTAGAAGACGAACTTGCGAAAGATAATCCCGACGATGGTGTTGTGTCGGATCTTGAGCGGGCTATGAAAATACATGACCTAGTGACTGCATCTGTAGCCGATGCGATATTTGATCTTGCATCTAGGCACCGTCAGTGGCGCACCAGGAAAGCTGCCGTTGCAGTAGCGAGAAAGTTATTGGCAGATGAGGTTCGTGACGGTTCTTCGACATTTAGCCAGGACGAAGTAGCAAGAATGATAGATGCGCTTTCAGATAATGCAGAAAATCTATACGGTGAAATAACTTCAGCCCATATTACTGGTCGCCTTGCTCAAGCACTTTCTATTTTGCGTGAGTTGAATTGGCCAGATTTGTTTGATAGCAAACTAGATAGAGAAGATCAATTAACAGAAGAAGATGTACTTCGTCTTATTGATTCTCCAACTGAAGAAATCATGCGTGCTGCAAGAACAGCACTCGATGCACAAAAATATGCAATTCGTGCACAACGCTCAAAGACAAGAAAAAGCATCCTTGAAGATGTAGATACCGGTGAATCCGTATCTGGATATAGGCCATTATTACTTGGGAATCCGCTTGGTGGAAGCAAGTCGCGGACAAACAATGCCTCGTATGTTAATGGGCGAGGCCTTGGTGACTCACGTCTACTTCACCCAACACCTGGTGGGCAAAATGAAAGCCAAGCTGTTGATTCCGTCTACTACGATGGCGGCAGACAAGAATTAGTCGTTAGGTTTTCGGGAAGTGATGGTGAATATATATACGGCGGAATACCAATGGGTGTGGCCGACAAACTTGAGAGATCATTCGGTATTGGTAGGGATATAAACTCACTAATTAGAAATGGTGAATATTCGTATATTATTAAGCCGAATGGTGAAACCGAAGGGGAGCCACCTTCGTTGAGGCAACTCCTTAATTCTGATATAGAACGCCTCAGTTCATACTCCGAATTCACTGGTCATATGATTGATGAGATTAGATCAATTGCGCGTGATCTTGAAAATGGTGGGACACAACTCGCCAATATGGACGCTGGCTACCTTGACAATGTTTCTCTGCGCATGTGGGCAACTGCAGCAAATTTGAGTCAAATTAGTGGAGAGCATTCCGCCGCAGACCACCTACTTCAATTAATTAATGCAATTGATGACTTTAGATCTAGTGGGCTCGCTGGTCGTGCATCTACGAGAAATAGGATGCCACTGAAAGATAAAACAATCCTCCGGCTTAATCCAGATGAGCTAGGCGAGATTAGACAAGAAATAAAAGAAATACTTAGAGAAAATGCCGATGATAGCAAGATTTCCCTACTTGCTGATTTCGCAGCAAAAATAAAAGAGGCACAAGATGCTGGTTCTCCAGTAACGCTAAATCGTGCCGATCACGAGAAGTACATTATTGCCTATGATCGTCTATTTGCAAAAGCGTTAAATAAAGAAACAAATTCGAAATTTAGGCATAGTATTGGTGAGTCGATACTTAATCTTGCCGCCTTTAGCGGGAAATATGATTCACCAAGAATTGATTCTGGTGGCGGATTCCGTGGCCGACCATACAATATGGGTGCTCCATCTGGATTTAGCCCAGAGAACATAATTGGATGGGCGAGGAATCAACGCTCATTCCGTGTTGTACAAAATTTGGTACAGCGTTTTGATAATAATGGCGGGTTCCTGACTGTATCAGAGTGGCGGCGTCTGGCTGAATATCACGATAATTCACAAAGACGTAGAAATGGTCGTTACAACTCCGGACCAATAAACTCATCCAAGTCAACAACATTGCCGGTGCCTAGTTCATCAGATGAACCAACTCCAGATGACCTTGCAAAAATAGATGGCGACCAAGCGGTATCTGGTCAAAAGAAAAAGACAAAGATGCCAGAGGGCAAATCGATAAGGGAAATTTTCGGAGACAGACTTGATGGACTCTCTCCAGAGGAACAAATTGATGCACTCTTTGAAGTTGGAATAGCAACACCAAAGAATAAAAATGGAATTAACCAAGCTGAGTTCGAGTCTCGCATAAGAGAACTCGATATTCAACATCAAGCACTTGAAGCGATGCAGGAGGAGCAGGCTTTACGCGACGCAATGGCCGATGCTGTAAGGCGTGGTGAAGAGTTTGATGAGGAAGCTTGGTATGAGGGATTTGCCAAAATGCGTGAACAACGACGCAAGGCCGTAATCGACAAATATATGGAAATGCTTCTAGGTGACAATGACGAGGAACGGGAACGTGCTGAAAGATTCCTTGGCTTTACTAAAGATGAGTGGATCGCCCGCAAAGAGGAGGCCGAAAGACTTAGGGTTATATCCGATAGTCTCAAGGAAAAGGAAGATAAGCGCAAAACAAAGACCTCATACTCAGTACCAGAACTAATTAAGAAATTGCGTCGAGCTGCACAGACGCGACTTGGCGCACTGGATGGATCAAATGAAGGAGATGAGCAAAAACATACTTCCGTGTGGGAATCCGCACTTTCGCTACTTGATGCACTTATTAGTGAAGAGGGTATCCTTATCCCAGAAGTCGTACTAGATGATATTGCTAATCTGCTTAATGAATACCAATCTTCAATTTTTGATGCAATGGATCCAGACCGTGGGTCTGGTGGACCAAGCAGCGAGGCGCGCCGCAGTATAGCTATGGCAAAACAATGGGAAGATGTTATTAGGAATTCTCTTGACGCAGTAGAATCAGAAGAGGATGATGACGAAATAATTGACGACGAAGGTGATGGAATCGCTGGTTCAAAGTCAACAACCGCTTCGCCAATGTTCGAATGGACGCGTCCAGAATACGAGTATGGCACTGATGCTTATGCCGATAAGGTGGTAAAAGATCCGAGAAATTGGCGCTTTACCGACGACTGGGGTCAGCCCGTTTATCATTATGTCGGACCCTGGCCAGACATTTTGTCTTTCCCGAAATCACCGCCACCTTCAATAATTGGTAAGATTAGGCGTCGTGAGTCTGATGGCCCACAAGCTGTTCTTTTCGGTGTAAATATACCCGTATATGACGACTTCAAGGGATTGCCGGACGATATGAAGACTACCGTCGTTGACGGAATCCACATAATGCCACCAAGAGATGAGCCACGACTTGATATTGACATGTTTATACCTGGATCAAGGGGTGAAAAATTCATTGATATTCCAATGGGTGGAAGAGGAAATAAAAAAATCAGATATACCCGTACGCGCCCAAATTGGATGAACACCAGTAGGCAGCGCCCGGATCTTTCTTCGCTTACCGATAGTGAACTAAAGCAGATTCTTGCAGCACTACGTACCGATTCAGAACGTAATGCTCTAATTATGGCGCTGGAAAAAATACAGGAAGAGCGTGATCAGCGGAGACCACGTATGGGTTCTGGTCAAATCGGTTCTTCTCGAATGGGCGTTAATGAGCAGAAGTATAAAATTGACGACATCATAAACGAGCTTGAGTCACGTGGCTACTTTGTCTATGGCAACGAGGACCCTACGTCAAATGCTCCAAGATGGTATGTCGTGGCTAATGGTGAAGCTACAAACGAGCAACTCGGTCGCCGCAGAAGTGGTCGTTGGACCTCTACTGTTGATCAGACGGCCAAACCAGAAGACCGCGTTGATCCAGATGGTGAGAGGAATATTACACCAGTAGACGTTGTACAAGAAATTATTGAATCAGATGATGTTGAAGTAAATGAAGATAAGTTATCTGATCTTATAGACAATTCTGATATTGACGAAATGTCAGATGATGAGGTAAACGCTGAACTATTAAACATAAGGGATGAACTTGAAGATCTTAGACGTCGAGCAAATGCAAAGACAATTTCACGTGAGGAATACAACGAACGACGCCGCGAGCTGAATAGGCGTAAGGCACTCCTACTTAAGAGAAAGCATGGAAACAAGGACGCTCAACGTGCAAAAGCAGAAAGAAAACCAAGACAACAAACAAAGCCGGGAAGTGTTGTTGTAAATAATACTGGAACAACAAATATTAATGTTACTGGGGATAATAATACCGTCATCAATACTGGTGGGACGGTCCCGTCCGGCTCCAATGCTCCACAGTCTCGTCGCACTGGTCGTGTTGTCATTTCCACAAGTGGGATTAGGGAATTGCGTCAAATAGAAGCAGAACGACGTGCGTTGCGTGGTCAGTCACCACAAATTACTGGTTCCAAGAGCACCACATCTGATGGACGGCGCAAAATGGAGTTCTACAAGCTCGAATTTGGCCTAACTGGTAGTGATTTTGAGGAAATAGTGAATGGAATTGGCTCAGAGGAATCTCTTAAGAAAAAATATGGATTGACAAATGAAGACATCGATATAATTAGATCCAACTGGTCATCTGCTCTTCCGGTAGGTGATCTCGCCCGTATTAATGGACATGACGATATTGATGTGCGTTTTATCGAAGAATACGATCAAATACTAGAAATACTTTCTGAGAGGATTGCAAAAATCCGTCAAGATTCAGAGGATTTAATACGAAGTAGGATGTTCGACAATTATGCAGAAAGAAAACGCAGAATAGATAAGGCCAAGCAGGATTTTAAAGATCTTGAAAATGAATTGCGGTCCGAAGACTCCATTAATCGCAAAGAAATTATTGATGAAGCAAAATCCGATTTAGACAATTATATTAGTGAGGTAAATGATTATTTTGATAAGGAATTAAGAAAAGAAATAGCGAGAATACAATTTGTACTTGATGCTGATGTTGCTGAATTGACACAAAGCTTTAAAAGAAGAGCTGGGCTCCAATTTATCGACCAATATCTTCAATCAATGAATGATGAAGATAATGCAGCAAGTGATATTGCAAAACTAATTCGACAATTTGCCTTGGTCGGTGGATACGATCCATCGCGCGGTGGCTCATTATTTGACTTTCTCGAAGAGTTGGGTATTCGTAACGGGCTAGTAAACGATATCTTGGATCAAGTTCGACAAGATGCTCAAGCCATGTTTAGGTCAGGAGCCAGACTTGAGGATATCTTTGATAATTTTAGATTGAGCACCGATGGCGTAATTGATGATTCTGCGATTGATCAAATTCTTAGGTTGATTACCGATGGCGCCATTATTCCAGATCTTCTTGGGTCAACACATGAATACCTATGGCCGAAACGTCTTACAGATGAAGATTTAGACTATATGGATAGTCAAGCAGTGAAGAGAGGTGATTGGGAGTATTTTGATAAATTGATTGAAGAAGCTGCTAATGAAGAAAATTCAGGAGATGATCCTGAATCCAGAACAAGGTCATTAGACCCAGAAAATATTAATTTTGTTTCATATGATGAGTATATTGCTGGTAAAAATGTATCCAATAATCCAAGATACGAGCGGATGTTCATAGAACGATATCTTCATGGATTAACACAAGCTTATACAAAGTTAATTTGGTCTGGGCATCCATCTTTAACGACTCCAATAGATGATGAATCTTCGGATTTTGTACCAACTCCAGAACTGCGAAATGCTTACATGACTGCCGTGCGCAAAACACTCGTAACACTTTCTCGTCTAAATGAGGAAGAACTAGTAGATGCCAGAAATGTTGTTGCTGGACTATTTGCTGATGATGAATTGGTCCCAGCGGAGGGACAAAAGGATTTTTCTAGAGCTGAATCAATACTTGCATTTTTTAGGGACTTTGTAGAGATGGGTGGTGGATCATCCAATGAATCGCCACTCGACTTTATGGAAAGCCTACTTGGCCTAGATAGATCTCAACTAATTGACACCCTACGAGATGGATTCATGCCACCAGGTAATCGTGAATATGTCAGCAGTCCTGATATGCAAGCACAAACACAACTCATGACACTAATGGAGAACAATGCGCGTAATTTACTTGCAACGTTTCTTCATTCTGACATGACAATTGAAGAAATTGCACGAATAACTGGCTTATCCGAGTCTGGTGTTGCGAGATTGATAAAAGAACGTAGCACCTATGGAAAGTCAATATTCCTATTGGGAAAAATTCCCATATGGACAGATAGTTCGAGTGGGCGCATATTTAAGTCATTAATCGAAAGTGGGTACTCCGCTAGCGATATAGCTGCATTATTTGAAGAAGACCTTGAGATAATACAGAAAATTGTTGACATAGTTACGGGACAAGATAATACGGAAGAAGAAGAAGAATAATCAGTATGGATTATCATAATTTGTTACGAATTGATTTAATCATTCCATGTAGTTGTAGTATTCTGGGTATACTATAAGGTGCGATAGATGAAAATCGAGGAAAAATACTTCTGCCAGGTTGAACAGCGAAAGGCTATGATGCCTTGCAGTGGGTGTACATATCACAACGGATGCCTACTCAAGTCAATGCACTATAAGGAGTCAATGGACATGAACTATGACGAAAAGGCCGTAGTAAAAATCGATGGCGACGGTGGAGTCGTCAAGTGCGCCAAGGGCCTTGGCGGCGGAGAATGCGGCTACAAGTCCGGAGCTACTGTCTGCGGAAAGTGTGGTGCCATGGCTGTTGAAGTAAAGATGGTGCCCGTTGATGTTGCCGCAATGGACGACATGGCAGAAGAAGAACTTCCGACCGAAGACGAGCTCAAAATGATGATGCGTCGTCGTAAGGCAATGGACATGGCCAATGGCTTCAATAGGGACGATGCTGCAGCCGAAATGGAAGGCATCCCCGAACTTGACGACAGCGAAGATGGCATGGACTCAGAAAAGGGTTATGGCATGGGTTGGCGTAAGCGCAAAAACATGAAGCCAATGATGCCCGGCATGGAAGAAGAATACGAAGAGGACGAGGAGGATGATGAGATGTCAATGGAAGACGATGCTTCCATGGAACAAGACCCATCTGAATCCGAAGATGACGAGATGACCGAGATGGAAGATGACGAAGAGTCAGAAGACATGGCATCCGAAAAGATGTATGGAATGATGAAAAAGCGCCCTGTCAAGGGAATGGGAATGCGCAAGCCAGAAATGATGGACGAAGAAGATGGGTCCATGATGGATGATGGCATGGACCCCATGGATGAAGAGGACGAGGACGAAGAAGTTCTCGATATCGGAACACCAATGCAACCCACCAAGGGTGGCATGTATATGGGTGCTGGCGAGGACGAGGACATGATGAGTCCAGACCTGGAAGCAATGCGCATGGCTCGCCTTAGAAAGCTGGGCACAAAGTCTGCCGATATTGGAGTAAATGGCTACATGTGCGCAATTGACCGCAAGGTTTACCCAGGTGGACAGCAGATTTGTGACGATTGTCCAGGTGGGTGCGTTTCGGAAAAAGGAATGCCTGGCCTGCTGCATGTTGAAGGACTTGCGGAATCGATGTTCAAGGGCGCCGACGTCATTGACTCTGGGTATTCTGCCGTTGCAGACATGTTCGTTGTTGATGTTCAGGTAAAGTCTGGTCATGTCAATGAGGTCTATATCGATGGAACAACTGCTGAAGTTCTTGGTTTCCATAGACTCGATGACAGCGCATTCGAGCAAAAGTCAATTCTGGATGAAATTGAACTCATTGACTTCAATGAGGCTGCAGAAATTGCCGTAAAGTCACTTCCAGGAACAGTCGTTGCCGTTGAGCCTTCAATCTTCGAGGGTCATGATGCCTACCAGGTAGAGATTGATGGATTTGATGGCAAGGCCTACGATGCATTCGTCTCTCTAGATGGTCATGTTCTTGGCTATGACGAATACCTAACCAATGATGAGACTGATGACATTGAGGCAGAGGCTGCCGAAATTGCACTGAAGCGCGCATTCTCCGATGAAACAAGAACGAGAATGGCCGAAGAGGGAACAGCAATGTCGGATGGCTCATTTCCAATTGCTTCTGAAGAAGATCTAAAGAATGCAATAATGGCTCATGGGCGCGCTAAGGATGTTGATGCTGCTAAGCGCCACATCATGAAGCGCGCAAAAGATATGGGTATGGAATCAATGATCCCAGCAGAATGGCTTGCCGGAAAAAAGAATCTTGTTACCGAGGGTGATGAGTCTGGAACTGATGATTTCCTCAAGACGCTAGTCGAATTCGAACTCATGTCTTCAGAAGTTGATCTGGATAGCTGAAAAAAGAAAAGCAACAGGGATTGGAGCCTGCGATGGCGGGTAAAGGTATCCCTCGTAGATACTCAAATCACGACTTAATTAGTTCATCTCTGTCTAAAACAGATTTAGCCGCTGTTAAGTTTCGGGCACGACAAGATGTATTGACGAGGTTCGCATATCTAGATACGGACATGATCGTCAAGGCGCTTGACGAGGGACTGAAGTCGAGTGGATCCAAAAAGGGAACTCGCGAAGCTGGAGAGAACTCTGATAATTATGTTCCAGAGTTGAAGCTTGACTGGAATCCTCGTGCTCGCAGAAAACCTGGTCAGGTATTAAAACTACACACCAACTTCCGCGAAATGACTTCCGATGAAGGTGCGAAATGGGGCTGGGTTGATCCGGTTCGGAAACTTACTGACGAAGAAAAAGCTGCTGGCTGGACAGCCTTCATAGACGAATACAAGAAGCGCCCCAAGCCCATTGTCTACTTCTACGCAAATGGACCCGATGGACAACCGACAAAGCAGATTGTCAAGGCGATGGAGGTCACTCCATACGGAATGACAGATAGGCCCGATCTTGTAGAAAAAGGGAATTTGGAATCCAAAAGTGATGACTTTTCCATCATCACGAGGAATGTCCTAAATGGAATTATCGCTACAACACAGCTCTTTCCGGTAAATGAAAAGAAACTAGGGAAAACAATTAGCGAATTGCTACCTAGTCAAAGGCTCAGCCTGCAGCGTGCTGTCGCTCGTGGGCTAGTAATCGATGCCAACGGAAAAATGCGGTGTCCACCAGGCACGCCCAATGCCAACCAGTTCACGGATATCGATATGAGCAATTGCATGGCCATAGATCCAGCACAGGCAGTTGGTCGTGTTAGAAGCTGGATGAATAATATAAATGCACGCGCAGACCAGATTAGAAGCGAAGAACGTATACGTGAAATTACTGGATCAGCTCAGTCGCGCTTTGATGAAGCACGCAAAAACATTAATACACATGAAAAATCAAAAAAACGTCAAGATGAAGTCGACATGCTTAACGAAGAATTTCTTCGTGATTTGCGTGATGCTAATGGGCTCTCGATAGATGAGCGCATAGCTGCAGAGGGTTTCGATCTCAATAATCCCGATGATCAGGAAATAATAAAAAGGACGAATCTTCGTCATTTGATGGGTTTAGAAATACTGCGCGAAAAGGGTGAAGGTCCAGAGTGGCGCGGACTAGTCGAAGACATGATGATAGTTGAGGTTGATAAACAAACAGGAAACTGGTCATATAAGCCATTCACGTGGGATGGAAATATGTCCTTTAAGGATAATATTGCCGCCTACCATCAAGCTATTGGCGACTCCACTGATGCGCTCATGGCAGATCAATTACTCGGAACGCATGATTTTGGCAACGGAAGACAGACGAACGTTTATGTTTCTGACATAAAGGATAAACGTATACGTGATGAAATTTTAGCAAAGCGCCCTGATTTATTTCAGCGATACGAGGGTTTGCGTAATTTTATGATTCGCGCAAATACGGATGTTCGACAAGGGAACCTCGAAGCACTAATTGATTCACGCAACGATAATCCTGATGCGTTTGCTGGAATTACGGAATTGCGAGCATATACACCAGATCCGCGTGAGAAAAAAAACATAGCTTACGACTTTATGCATACGCAAGGAATGGTTGCTCCACTTCCAGATGATCCTACTGGAACCGCAAAGATCGACTGGTTCTCAAACTCTTGGAGCCGCGTCCTTAAGCCATTATTGGAGTCTGAGGCAATAACAACAATTGCCCAAGAACTTACACAAAAACATCCTTATGGAATTTCTGTAAGTCTAGATTTCGAAGCCGTGGAATCAATGTTTATGAATGAGATGCAGAAACTAACTGCAATGGAAGAACTTCTTACTGAAAGTATGGATGCGGATACGTATGCCAGATCAATAAAAGCATCTCCTGAAAATGCGATAGAAGCTGAAGTGCAACGACTCATGACTGAATTACGAGAAGCGGATCCTAGGAGAATAAGCGAAATTCTCAGTCAATATGGTTTACGAGGTTTCAAGATGCCTTCTGGCGCAGATCTGACCATTCTTAAAGAAAATATTGCTAAACGTCTTGGTGTTGGCACAGAAGTAATAGATGCGGCATGGACTAAATTTAGTCGTGGTGCAATGTATGGCGCTGATATGAGTGCCGCGCGCCACTATGCACTGAATGGGGATTTATTTGCTGCAATTTTTAAGGCTCGTGCACGCCATGACGCATATCATGAATTCGGGCATGTGCTTCAATACAAAGCAGCTGAAAATTTTATAAAACGTTTTGCTGCCGAAAATGGTGGTTATCCAATTTTCGAAAATGGGCGTGTTACAAGAGTGCTGCCAGGTGATACATCGAAATGGACATCAAAAGAATGGATGGATGCTCTTTCAAAGGGTGTTATTTCTAACCCCCAATTCCTTTCAGGTTTCCCACCTACGGGTGTTGGTGAACTAGAAGACAATATGTTGCACCTAATAAGCGGAAATTACTACCAGGACAAAGTTGGTGCGTGGCAAATGGGTAGCAATCTGAGTCCAGAGCTTCAAGTTGCCCTCACCGAAGCTCATGTAGAGCTGAATGCTTTGCGTAAAACTGGTGTAATAAGTGGTCCGGAAATTGACCGCCAACTTGAATATATGGACAAGGTCATTCCATCAGGTGCTGGCACATCTAGGTATTTTGGACCGAGACCAACTCCAGAAGAAACTCCCGACGTTACGCCAGACGAGCCGCCCGCCTTGCCGCCAGGAACACCCGGAACACCCGATGGCGGAACTCCTGATGGCAAAACGCCCGATGGCAAAACGCCCGGTGACGGTGGGGGTAGTGGAAAGAAGGTCACCGTTACTGTCGGTGATACTGTTGTAAATAATAGTGGCACAACAAATATTAACGTCAACGGTGATGGAAATATAATCGTCAATACTGGAGATATTATTGTTGGACCAATAATTATCAATGGAGAAGAAATAGATGGAGATACGCCAATAAATGTAACGGTCAATATTTATCTTGAAACGCCAAAAGCATCAAAGCCGAAGAAGAAAAAGTCAACAAAAAAGACTCCAACAAAAAAGACTAAACCAACTCCAGACGGAGAAGCACCAGAAACTCCAGAAACTCCGAAGACACCAGAAACAAGGCAAGACAAGGCATCCAGGGATTTGTGGCGCAGAATAAATGGCTACATTGCTGAGGACGGAGCAACCGAGTGGAAGGTTGCACCAACGGCCAAGGGGCTCCGACCAGGAAATGACCGAAGCCAGCAAAAAACATTCATAGATGAGGTATTTGGGCTTACTGCTGATGATACGTCCGTTGGTGGAGCCGGTGATTCAGTTGCTGATCCATTTGGTTCAACACAGGCATATAAGTCAATGACGCCTGATCAACTTGATGCCAGATTTGAAAAGATAAAAACACAAGTTGATGATCTTATTGAGCAGTCTAGAAGTAGGCAGCTTACAAAAGATGAGCAGGCAAAAATATGGCTAGGTATGAAGGCCATGCGACAAGTCATTCGTGAGAATCAGGAACGCGCTCAGTATACCGATGAACGGCGAGCAGCTGTTGCCGCTTCAAAGAGACAGCCGGATCAGCGGCCAGGAAAGTATCTATCCAAGCAGGAAGGTACAAGTAGTGTTTTGTCATCAAAAACTGCAACATCAATGCGCAGGCGTTCTTTAGAAAAAGCACGCACACAAAGAGAAGGTGACGTTGTTGAAGTTGATGAGGATGAACTAATCCATTATCAGCGCACCATTGCCAAGCATGCTGGACGTTCGACCACTGGCAAGGATGGATGGTCAGTATCTGGGAATGAATATCAGCCGGGAAGAGCAATAGAGGCTGAGTCACACGTTGTAACCGACACCCCTGCTGACAAGACAGTTGATGGAAAGGCAAGAAAAGTACGCCCTAATGCAGCTACCGATCCATCTTCATACGGGAAGAGAACGAGAGAGGCTACTGATGCAAAACTAAAAGAGGATGAGAGTAAGGCAATTTCTGGTGCAGTAGCAATAAATGAGCGTCAGTCAGCAAGAGCAATGGATGGTCCAGAAGCTATGTCTGATGCAGTTAAAGCGTCAGCAAAGGCACGTCGTGATGCTGAAATTAGCGGTGAAACACTAGCTGAAGCGAGTCCAGATGTTGAATCACCATTACTTGATAGTGAAATTACTAGATCTATCGCACCAACACTCCGCGCATTAGACAAGTCAATGCTTGACCAAGACGTTGAGGCGACATTTGGTGTACCAGAGAGCGAAGTCTTCGATGGTCTTGGACAAGGCGAAATAATAGATTCAACCGAAATGATACGCGGGCGAATGATTTCCCATGCCGACTCAGAGGTGATGGGATCCAGTGAGTTGACGGCAACACGACGCATCAGGGTTATTGCTCCGTCTGGAAGCCGTGGTTTAACTGAAAAAAATTACACAGATGGCGAAACTTCAGACCTAATACTTCCACCTGGAGAGTTTGTTATCACAGATATTGATGAAGATGGAACGATAACAATAATTCCACATCGTCAAGAAACATCGGTCGACACGCTTTCAAGAATGGTTGACGATCTAGATGAAGCAACTCAGACACTAACCGGCGGGGATGCCGATGAAGCAAGGCGTATCCGCGAAACTCTAAATGCTGAAATAGCAAAATCAAATCAGGAAATTTCGGAATTTAATGGTCCCATTGGATCAAAGTCAACAACAAGAGGTGTAAGCGGTGAGATCGGAGCAGCCAAACGTGGACGTTCTCGCAATGTTGAGCTATCTAAGTCATATTCTGAATCATCAAGTCGTCCATTTGATGTAGATAATGATTTTGTCGAAAACATAAACCAGGCATCAATTGAGGACCCAGAGTCAGTTAGCACGCTTTTCCCGCCAGCATCACGCTCTCAGGTAAAGAGACTCAATACGGATTCAATGCTTGAGTCTGTCATGGAGATAAAGCAACTAATTGATGCTCGCGACACAGATATGCGCGAGCCACTCCCGGATTATATGACTCAGCAAATACAAGATCTCATTGCATCGTCGACTCCGGAAGAGATAACTGACATGGTGTCTAATGCACTATTGAATCTTCACAATAGCTTCGATGAACGCATTCGTGTGGATATGGACGACAGTGGCCTACGCGACCTAATGGAAAACGGTCGTATTCGTACGCCATCAGAAATTAAACCAAATTCTAGTGCTTCTCAGGTGCGAGAAGCTTTTGAGACATCTGTCGGTTTCTCTCCAGACATTGATCCAAGCGAAAGAACAATTAGTGGGCGACTGGTCCATAGGTCAGAACAAGCAATTCTTGATGCAGAAATAGCAGAGCGTACCCGAAATGGATTTATTGGCACCAATCAATATGCATCGCGCGTAGTTGGGGGTCGTGAAAAAATTGAAATAGTTGCTCTACCAGAAGTTTCTCAACGCTCATCGTATTCACGGGGTGCAGCAATTAAAAACAGAGATTCGATGTCCCCTATTTTGTCACAAGATAGGGATGACATAACGCTTGCCATGTTTGACTTTACTACATCAACGCGTGAACAACGTAATGAATTCATAACCAGGGCAATTGCTTCAACTCAGAGAAATGTTGTATCAGACCTACTCAAGCCATCAAGTAAATCTGAGTCACGTGATAATTTTGAAACACTTATCCCTGGTGGTATTGACTTCACTGAAATTGAGCAAATACGTGTACCTGCCAAGCTAGTAAACGCTGATGAAAGCTACTCATTTAAATCAGTTCTTGACTCAAATCAAAATGTGAAATCGGCACTTAATGAAAATGGTTTTTCAGTCGATGAACAAAGCGCGATAGTCGAGATGGTCGATGATGGTCGTTTGTCCGACATCGTTCCTAGTGCCGAAATAATTAGGCAGCGCAGGGGTGCCGCACAGCTACGTCGTGATTTCGAAAATAAACATGGGAAATCCACATCTCTCGTCTTCACTCGTGAAGATGGCATAAACATTATGGATGAAAATGGCTTCAGTAATTTTCCTGGAGCACCATCAGCGTCTTCTGCTGACGATGCACTTGCGTATCGTGCAGCAGTAGAAATTGCACAAAATGTTTCCAAAATCAAAGAAGCATTAGCATCGCCAGGATCGCGGAAGAAGCGCGCCACACCAAGAGCTTCGGTGAATGAGTCACTCATAATGGGCAGCAAGTCAACAACACGTGGCCCTGGTGGTGATTCAGCAAGCAAAGCAAGAAGAAGAGCTGGAACAGTTTCCAGAGTCATAGGATCCAATAGGGTTCAGAAACTTCTCGAGCGAGCAGGTCTTTCTGAGGAAAATGCCGAAGCTACACAGTTTGTTGGTGAGCTAGCTGCAGCTTTTGCGGCGGGAGGCCCAGCTGGACTTGCTACAGTATTTGCACGTAGAGCTGGACGGGATATTGCTGATCTTGGCTTGCGTGAAGCTCTTGATCGTGGCTGGCTATCTCCGGATCAAGCTAGGCGAGTTGAGCAACAGCTACTTGACAGAGTTGCGCCAGAAGGATTGCCTGAAAGACTTACTGAAGCCATCGAAAAAGGCGCAAAACTTGCTACCAGCGACGAGACAAGAGAAAGGGCACGTGAAGTTGCCACTGCAGCACGCGAGTTCATTGAAGACAATGAGCGCATACAGGGCGTAGCACAACGCGCGCGTGAGGTTGGTGGCTCAGTGCGCGAGAGGCTGCAACGTCGTCGTGCTGGCAGGGATTCAACTACTAGGGACACCGATTTAGTTGAATCAGCGTCATCAGACGACCCATTCGCAACTATGCCGGACGACCCATTCACTATGCCTGTCAGTGATCCGTTCACTGGGGCGGCAAATGACCCGTTTGAAATGCCATTTGATCCATTTGCTACAGATTCAGCGGTAGTTGGTTCAAAATCAACGACACGTATTGGTTCGGTAAGTAGTAAGCCAGTCGCATATACAAAAACACCAGTATTCGGCCGACCAAACGACAACCCAACCCTTCCCGGCTTCGGATACCCAGATGAGAGTTTCGGCACAAGGCAACTCCATAGGCCAGTTTATGAAATAAATGGTAAAAAAATTATGTTTGGCCCACGAACATGGGGAAGAACCGAGTTAAATTTTGATGATGATGTTGAGGTAATCCCAGTTGATCCATATGCAATAACAGGTCTTGACCCTCTGTCTCCAGAAGGCAAAGAAATGGCATTACTTTTTTTCTCAGCAGTCATTGGACATAATGAATGGTTGTCAGATAAAGAAGGGCGTGCATCAGAAGGTAATTCTGGACTAGTTCCAGCGCTTCTGTATGCTGCGTCTCGTGGTGACGATGAGGCAAGGCGTGAACTTGAGAGACTCGCACAGCGTGGTGACGAACTTATGGCAGAAACTCAGGCCAAATTCAGGCAAGAAACTGTTCGCAATATTGGCGGTGAGCCTAGTTCAATTGATTGGACTCAAAAGCCTGATGTTATGGTACGGGTTGGCAAAGACGAAAACGGTTTACCGATAAGACGTCCCATGGGTATTGATGACATCTTCATTGTCCATCAAACGAGTTATGAACCAGAAATTGACGAAGATGGAAATACTGTACTGCGACCAACTGGGGACTTTGAGCAAAATCACCTAGAACAAGACAAACCATCCGAAGATCAGAGTGGGATTAATCCTCATTATGATCGCTCAACTATTCACTTTGCAACGAATGCCGTTGTTTCCGGACATGGCGCGAGGCCTACGCCATCAGGAAAAACCTATGCAATAATTGTTCCTCTGCGCGATGTGCTTGACGCAAATCCTGGAGCTCTTGAGAATCTACTAGTTGTAGATACGTGGTTTTCTCCCCCAATAGGAGAGGGGTTGAAAATTCCTCTCAAATCTGGTCAAGTTGTCGAAATACCGGGGTTTGCTGAGTATATCGATGAACTGGATCAGGAATTCATAGACAGAGGCTATACCATAGAAGCCGGAACACTATTCAGGGATGGCCAAGCAATATTTAATGATGATACTACAGAATATAAACAGCGTCGTGCCGACGCATCAAGAGCACACGACGCCGAGGTTCGGCGTATTTCAGGTCAAGCCCTTGCCGAAGTGGGTAGAAGCCATAATAATTCAGAGGAATATGAAGTGAAGATGACTCCAGGTGGTGAATATGGAGCCTTCTCTAGGGACCACGACATCCGCATGGATGCCCTAGCCATAGAAGATATTCCGGCAGAATATCCAGAATATGAGGGCGGTGTTGATAGTGGACTTCACCACATGACAGGTTCAAATAATGGTGAAATGACTACTATCTTTATGGATGTTCCCGGTAGGGCAATTACGAGAATTACTGAGACCGAATATGCACGATATTGGGCCATGAGTGATGGCGCGAGACAAAGATTTTTCCGTCAAGGACAATATGAAACAGGGACCGACGACGACCCCACACCCCCCATCACAAACGCTGAGGATGATTTTGATTCGTCACCAGACGCAGAATTTGTCCGAGGCAGCTTGTCGAGAACTAGTCCATTGTCGGTTTTTGCTGAATCGATAGGTGATCCAGTTGAAGAAATGAGAAAACTACAAACCATAGTTCCAGAGGAATATGTATCCAGAATGGAGCAAATGAAGAGTGTATTGAGAAATATGTCGCCAGCCGAAAGGGCTAAATATGGAGCGACACTAGCAACGCTACTGACTGGAATTTATTCAAAAACAAATCTACCCGGCAGTCGTCAACTCGATAATTATGGTGATGTTGTTAAGAAAATGTTTGATCCAGAGAACATCGCCAGTGCTTTCGAAATTATAGAAGCATTGAGTGGAAAATCATCCAATAAGGCTGGCGAAATCCCATTACTTGGTGGAATGAAGAAGTCGGACCTAATCAAGATTGGCAAACTGCTCGGCATAGATAATTCTAGTGCAAATATTGACAAAATCATGGGTAAGTTATTGGCAATATTCAAATTTGGCAAGAAGGCTGCTAGTGATAGTATTGACACTGCCGAGGTTGAGAGGCTATTCACTGCCCTTTTTGAAAATATGATCGGAATTCCAAATGTTGGCATTGACACTGGTAAGGAAACAAAATGAATCCACGTGGAATACTTGTAGCAACAAATGGGGATAATAAGGTATATTATTTACTTGACGATGTTGCTAATTCCGATAAAGATGGCGCTATTATTTCTCCCGATGGAGATGTTGAACTAATAGATTTTGGCGCATACATACTGACTGAACCATTCCTGAGTGAATACAAGCATACTGATTTTCATAAATTCCTCTGGGGACGAAAAACTGGCGAGGATTTGGAGCGCTGGATGCGCACATTTATCTACAAAACCCAACCAGTTAACTCAGAACTCCTCAAGGATGTTAAAATAGAAACAACGATTAGTCCCAAGATTAAGTCAAAACATTATTTTGATAATCGGGCAATGGAATTTAAGTCGTTAAATGCTTCTAGTCAAATGGAATACATGAGTGGTATTTCGGCAAATCGTAAAATCTATAAACCAGTGCGTACTTCTGGAAACAACTTACATAATAAAAATAGTGTAGACTGGCGTAGCGTCTGGGCAGAAAATGGAGACAATACCAATGGATGACATGAGCATAAAGGCGCCACAGGATGCAATTCTAGACCTACCCCAGGAGGCAATTACTGGAGATATTCTCCGGGGATACGGTCCGCGTCGCGGGAATCTTGAGCGCTTGCTACGCTATTGGCGCCCAATCATGCGTAAACCAGGCGGTTTTCGACGTTGTCGTGTAATTCTGGCAGATCACCCCGAGCTATACCCACTCAACAATATTTGCGCATGGCTCCATCATGAAACAACTGGCCTTTGGCCAAATGAAGGATGCCATCATCCAACGATGAAGAATTGCCGCAGAAAAATAAAGAAAATCTTCAATGGCTCAATATGGTCAGATAAAGACTGGAATCGTAGGATGAGTCAACGATTTGGCAAAAAGAAGTCTATTAATGAGGATATCTTTTTTGATGAAACTTGGTATACTAAAGGCGCGGAACAGTATAGCGATTCAGAGAACTACGTAGTAACTACTGATGACCTAAAGCATGCAATTGTTGTTCTTCGAGACTTCTGCGAAATGGAACCAAAATTTGTCACATTTTTGAGGGATAATAATAACTGGGAAATGGTTGGTGATGATCATTTTGGTAATTCAATGAAGTCAGTTGTACCACTCGATAAAGATTGTGGGTGTGACGAGTGAAAATACAAATTGTTGAAAAGGTGAGCAAGTGCTGTCCAGACATGACTGTAATTGTTCGTCGCAAGACGGCAGACATTCCCAGCCCCAGTAGCTCTAGTATTATTTTTTCCACGACGGCATCATCGCCGGAGGCAGCTGAGTACAAAGCGCTTGCCTATAAATATGATGTTCGCGGGAAATACAATGTGAAACGGGTTGGTCTACTAGGCTCTAGCTCGCCAATCGGTCAGGCTATTCAATCAATAGGCTCATATGCACTTCCTGGCAACATTTCCCCACTTAGAAGTCCGGTACGGTCTACTGTTTTTGGAGCACTCACACCAGGCATTCCAGGTTTTGGTGGTGGCGGAATAAATAGGCGCGAACGTACCGCCAGGTGCCCTGAGGGATACCAGTATGGAGGACGTTTTGCTGATAATGAATTCTCTAACTGTGGTGCAAAATTGTTTGACCTGCCAGGACCTTTGGGTGCAGCAATAGGTGCTCTTCGTCGATTGGCGCAACGAGAGATGAGGGCCCTGACGGGTGGCATTGAGGGGCGCCCAGTCACTGCTGGTGAATATAACGATATTCTAGAGGGACGTCGACCACAGATTCCGAGGGTTGGGGAGACAAATAGGGTATCCAGGGCAAAGGAAGTAGCCAAATTGGTTACAGATATGGGTGGACCAAATATTTCTGCCATGCGCATGGTACGTCGAGATGGTTTCGTCTTGGAGCCAGTCGTTACACCCAGGGTCCTTAGAACTATCCCAGACAACAGAGACATGGAAGACGCAACATTCATTATGACCGCCAATGATGTTGAATCTCTTGGTGGCCAGGAGCTTGGTCTTCTTTCAAATACTGGAGTCTCAAAACTTGTATACGTACTCCCAGGTGGATCATCTCTTACTCTTGAAAAAGTTCGTCCCCTGACTGTTGGCGAAAGACGAAAACTAGGACGTACCGTCAATGCCTCAGCATCAATTGATAATTCTACAAATCCAGTTGCCAGACTCATGAATGTAGCAACCGAGACTGGCGATGGAATGAAGTACACAGAAAAGTTTGTCGGTATTGATAACCCTAACGAAATAGTTATGGGTCGTAATGGTAAGTCAACACCAAAATGGGTTAAGGAAATATTTGGGCGCAGGGCAAAAGCAAAGGCCCCAGAGCGTGCATCGGCATCAAATGCTGGAATTGGATCAGAAATCAATTCAGTTTCAGAGGCGGCACAGCATATCAGTAACGGAGGTTCGCTCTCTAGTATTCCGGCAAATATACTTGCGGAGGCGTTGCGTCAGGTAAATCTCTTTAGGCGTATTGAATCACGTCGTGGTGTTTCAAGACTCATGGGACCAGAGAATCATTCCTACTGGGAACGCGAGCCGATAAACAAATTCGATGCTGTTAATGCTCGATTTATTTCAGATATGCAACAAAATCTCGGTCTGGAATCACCTGATGTTTTCCCCGTTGGTGAAGGTGATAAGCGCAGGTACGTTTACCAAACTCCAGATATTGTATATCCAGGAACTAATCCCAATCGAGAAAAGTCATTCAATGATGTATCGCCCAAGGATGCTGCAGCACTATTTGTTTCTGACTTTGTTACCGGCGTAGAAAATCGATCACCAGGAACAGTTGACCTAATTCCAGTTGGCAATGAGTATAAGCCTGTTGTCAATGCATTTGAGTCATCGCTTACGCCCCTTGCAGAAATTAAGGTGCGCAAAAATGCAAAGCAGACACTTGATTCATTTATGTCTGGTGCCAATATGTATGGTGACTATTATAAGCAGCTAAAGGCAGCACAACGTCGACAATTTCTTGCCCAAATTGAAAAGCTAATACAAAAAGCTAGGGCTTTCAATTTTGTCAATTTCAGAGAAAGACTGGCCTCTGATGGTTCATTAACTAGCGCAGAAAAACAGCACCTAAATATCGTTAATACGATCTTTAAGCAACGAGTAGAAATCCTTGATCAATCAATGGACCGGATGAGAGATTTGCTTGGTGGATGAAATGAAACATAAATTCGACATATTCTTAACTGAATCCAATGAAATATTTGCCAATGTATATCAAGCAGGGGATGGCTCCTATGTGGCAAATGGATTCTCTTCCAGGGGGATAGAGTGGGCAAACTGGCTAAATTCATCAAAATCATTAGATATTGAATCAACGCTTCCACCATATGTCGAAATCCATGAGGTACTGAATGGTGACGATATTCGTGAGCTTACTAAATCAATACCTGTAGTTAGGTTGCTTGCATCGCACATTGAAAGTACGAAATCCATTCTTCCACAAATAAGGTCAGCTCAACTAGTTGGAATATCTCCAGATTCGCGAGATCTTGTGATTAACTACAAAGCACGCGCGTTTTCTTCAGATGCTGAAAGTGCATCAATTCTTGCACAGTTCCGTATGAAGGGTTTGAGTTATAACCCACTTACTGGAACAATCGTTGGCCCTCCATCATTGGGTATGCAAGAGGAAAGCGACCACATGTACGGCAATTACCAGCCAGGATTGGTCAGAAATGATGCAATTTCTGTACTGAATCAGAAAACTTCTAAATATGACGGCAAGCAATACCCTCTGCAGCCAGCAGTAAGCGAAAAAGGTGCATTCAGACGCATGAGTAGGTCGATTTCACAACGGTTTGACCCAAATGCAATCGATGCAGATGGTGACATGCTCATTCAAGAAGGAACACCCTTCCAGCGCCCAGCTAGGCCACAAATGCCAAATCAGCAGGGTCGGGTTGGCGCTGCTCGCTCCTTTATTATGGGTAGACGTGGAATGTCCGGGGACTCAAAACCCAAGGAAGTTGGCAAGACGACGCAGCGTTCATCGGGATCAATATCCTTCGGTACTTCACCATCACGTGCGCGTAGTGCAAATATTGATAGAACAAGTCGCGCGCGGTCGCTGCCAGCACAGCTAAGTGGATCAAAGTCAACTACAAGAAAAAATTATGTCGGTAATCCTGGCATAGATAGAGCATCACCGGAAGATGGAAAAATTTGGTCAAAGCTAACACCAGAAGAGCGTGCAACCGTTGCTCGCCGCGCAAGGGCACTGGAGGATCAGCGGTTTTACCAATTGACTGGCGTAACTCCAGGTGGAGCAAATATGCCTTTTAGAAAAAGATTTCTAGCAACACAAAGGGCGGCTGAAGCCAAGGGTGAGAAGCTGGATGGACCCACCAAGGATCTATTAGAAGAAATGCAGTCTTGGGTTGAGGAATATGCAAACAAGCAGTCAATACCAGAAAAGGCACGGCTTGAGGTTCATAGATTCTATGATGAGTTGCTCGCATTGTATAATATGCGGACAATGAAGGATAGCGATCCATATGAATTTATCGAGCACCTACATCCATCAGGAAAGAAATTTCTTTTTGACGATGAGAAGCGGTCAGATGGAGCAAAAACTTCAGTTTCACCAAAGCAAAAGTCAATAACATCAGAGTCAACTGCATTTCTCCGTGTTGGTGGATATGAAAAAGGTTCACCAATTTCTGCAAATACGAGAAAACCAGGAGAAGGCCAAGCCGCATCCACAACAGATGATCGCCTTGCGAGAGCAATAGATACTGGGTCAAGAAAACTCATTAATAGACTCCTCAATCCACGACCAAAGAAAAAGTAAACAGCAATCCGAATATCGGTCAATATGCGAACAACATCAGCCAAGGACAGAGCATTAGTATTGCGTCAGGCACAACGACTTGGTTGCTCGGGTGCGCATATTGATTCTTCTGGAGCATTGAAGCCATGTTCGTCAGCCACGGAATTATCTTCGCTCATGGGTGATAAGCCACGTTCGGCTGGACGGCGAGTACGTGGTGTAAATAAATTGCGACGCCAGTGGGAAAATCTTGGCGAAAATGGAATCGTATCAATTGATACTCTCGCTGGCGGTGGTCTTGTATCTGGAATGAGCGTGAAGGCCGACATCACATATCAGCCACGAGATAATGACCCCGATGTATTTACCGATATTGAGTCAGCACGTCAACGTGCAAGACAGTTGGGCTGCATAGGCGTAAGTAGGAGAATTTCTAAAACTGGGAAAACCGTGTGGATGCCGTGTACGAATATGTCAGACTTCAATCGCCTGACAGGTTCCACGCCATTGGGTAGGAGGCACCAGCGCGAAGCAATACGCAAAATTATTCGTGATGAAATTCGCCAGGTCCAGAAACGAACCAGAAAGGTTTCACTACATCAAGAACTTAACTCCAAAACAAATCAAGAACTTAACTCCAAAACAATAAATGCGGAAATTGAGATAAAGCAAATTGGTGAACCACTATCGGCAAGAAGTCGCCCAAACCAAATATTTCAGGATATTAGTGGTGCGCTTGACGGTGATGGAGATGGAATAGTTTTTGACAATAACATAATGAAGCGTCGTCCAATTATTCCAGTTGCTGTTGTTGGAACAAATGGCGAGGTGTCGAATCTTTCACCACAACAACAGGCATCTGCGGTTTCCATGACTAGAGATAGCACCAGTAAGCCACTTGGAAGCATGGAGGAGCGTAGGGCGACGACGCTTGCAAAGCTGCGTATCGGTGCAAGGTTGAATCTGAGCGAATCTGGAGATTATTTTTCCTCTAAGACAATTGGTAGAATAGTCACACTTGCAACACCAATATCGCCAGAAGAATTGATGCATTCAATTGCGGCAAGCCCATATTCACGAATGAATGCAGATACAGTTTTTTCAGCAATAATGCGCTCTAAACCAAATTGGGAATCAGCAAAAAAATTACGTAGACTACTGCTCTCATCTATTGCTGACCCAACGAAACCAAGTGGCATACGAAATTTGATTACCAAATTCGGAATGCCGGTCATTATTCCAACACTAGACATACCTCATAGACCACTATTTAAGAGTGGAAAGTGGGGCCTTATTAGTGGGATGTATGACTCTCGTGGATTCATCGGGATTAACGATGATGCGATTTCCAATAATGGGATCGATGTCTTTAAGGACATGACTGATGCACGAAAACTTTCAATAATTAGACACGAGCTTGGTCATGCATTCTCAGATATGGCAATGGTTGGAAACAAAAAACTCCTTGATCGTCGTATTAATTTTTTTGCCGATGACATTCTTCGCGAATCAAGACGCTTGCGCCGTGCCGGTAGGGCTGAACGAAGTTTCAGACGACGCTATATAGGTGACCTAAATAAGTCGATATGGGGAAGTCGTGATGAATTTAACTCAGCACGTAAAATTTCTGATTATGCTACATTTAGTCGAGATGAATATTTTGCCGAAACAATAGATGCACTATTTGATCCATCCACGCCACTTGGGAAGGGCAGGGTTGATGGCACGGCGATACGGCACGCAGCAGAAACACTTGATATTACAATTGCGGAACTACTTGATATGGCTGGTCGCGAGCGTGATATACCCAACGTCATAAATCTTATTGATTCACGCGCAATTATTGGTGGATCAAAATCCACAACTTTAAGTAAAAAAGACCAGCAACTCTTAGACGTTGTTTCAGCTAATCCTGGCCTCGTGCATGAATTGCCTGTACAAATGATTGGGCAGCTATCCCCAGATACGCTAAATCGAGCAAGATTGCTCAGAGATGATGCAGCACGTTCCTTCTGGATCAATGGTTCAAATTCCAATAAAGTTATTGGTTCTGGCGGTCAAAAAATGATCGAGTCAATAATTGATGACATCGATGATGAGTATAAAAACCTTCAGAATCCAACAGCGCATTTTGTTATGGGTCCAAGTGGTAGTGGAAAATCCTCGTCTATTTCTTCTGGAATAATTGATGTTCCAGATAAAACACAATCTATGCACATTGGGATTGACCCAATTAAAGAAAAGTTAAATGGATACGATGACGGGATTGGTTCAGCTCGCATCCATGCTGCCGCACGTTATGCTCAGGAGAAGGCACTATTGGCGGGAATCAATGAGTCGCTGAATATTGTGATAGACGACTATGGTAACACAAGCAATTTATTGAAGTTGCTACCGGATAATTCCTACTCACGAATCGGACACATGTTTTATGTTCCAGAAAGAGAACTAGAAGCAAGGATTAATGAACGAGAGAAACAGACTGGTCCAATACTTGGAGCAGCATTTGCGCGACTAACGAACAAAAATTACATAAATAATGTAAAACAACAGATTCTTTCTGGGCTATTCGACAAGTTAAATATTTGGGATAACTCATCTAGTCGTGGGGCAAAACTAATAGCAGGACATGATGAAATCGGAATGTTCAAAATTCGCGACGGTAGAGCATTTAATACAATATTTGGCAAAGACTCAGATCTAATACGCAAAACCCTCGAAACTTCTGCATTGGCGAATATGAAGGGAACACCAAAGAAGCGTGTCTCCAAGATTACATCGATAAACGGAACAACAAATACTCGCATAAGAGGATTTTCTAAAGACAACAAACTGAATAGCGATGTATTTGCTGAACTCAATACTGTTGGGATTGACATGATGGGTCAATATATTGCCGACGATATTGATATGTCGGATATTGATTTTTCTTACGCAAACTTTCAGCAGGTCAGTGGCATGGGTGCTGATATCTCGGGATCAAAACTTCTGGCATCATCATTAAGAAATGCATATTTGCCAGCACTCAAGGCAAATGGAATTAGAGGAAAGCAAACTGACCTTAGATATGCAGATATGTCAAATGGCAATTTCGCCGGAGCAGACTTTAGTAATTCCATAATGCGCGGAGCAAATTTATTTTCAGCAAATCTCAAGGGTGCAAATTTTACTGGTGCAAATTTGATGATGGCTAATCTTGATAATGCCCAGCTGAGTGGGGCCAATCTCCAGGGATCAATAGTGTCGGCAGCGCAGCTAGCAAATGCCAATATTGATGAGTCAACAACACTCCCTTCTGGAATTTCCATTACACCACAGATACGCAAGGGATATGGCCAAACTAGGGCTCCAATTCTTCCCAGCATAATAGATACAATGAATAAGGATTCTGTCCAATTTGATGGACTAATCATTGATGGCCACCTGGCGGTAACCAATGGCGACGTTGATGGGGCGGATATTAGGAATCGAAACTTTATAAGTTCAGCGATAATGCAAAGCACTTTCACTAATATGAATATGGATAATTCATATTTCATGATGTCAGAAATTGATGATACATCTATTTCTAATTCATCTATGCGTGGCTCTGATTTCACCCTTAGCCGCATGAATAATGTAATGCTTAGTGGTAATGATTTACGTGATTCAGTTTTTGACAATGTAGATATCACTGGGCCATTAGATGTGAGCGGTTCAATACTAAGAGGATCAAATTTCAGAAACTTACAGAGCGCTCATTTCATCAATATCAGCGGGTCTGATGCACGCAGAGTAGATTTTTCTGGAACTGATTTATCAGAGGCAATAAGTGATGATGAAACAAATCTTGATGGTGCGATCTTTTCCTCACAACGGCACTTTCCTAAGTATTTTTCTGGACAGCCAACCGTAAAGATCGATAATAAAAGCGGTAGGAATACATTCGATGAGTTTAATGGGACATCACTCGACTCACTATATGATTTTTTTGCAGAAGTAATTAATGAACGCAAATATAATTTAAATTATCGAGGACTTAACGCTTCGGAGTGGCTTAATAGACTCTACGCGGTAGATGGGGCCCTTATTGACCATAATCAAGATGTAGCAAATTGGTCAAAAGTTAATTCTCTTCTGAATTCAGAGATAGAAGCGCTAAAGACATTTGTGCTTCCGGATAAATCAACAGTTAATTTGTTGGAGTTTACTGAATTCAATAGCCCTGCCAGATTGGTTGACTTCATTGTGGATAGGGCAAAAACAAATAGTTCACTCTTTGAGTCGTCTAATCCAACTCTCCTGTGGACTCGAGCAATGGAGGTTAAGTCCTTCATGAATGATCTTGAGTTCCGAAAGAATGACCTGTCACGTCGTGGCAATAGGCTTAGAGCAATTTCGAATACACAAAAACTTATTGATGCCCTATTCGTAAATTCACGATATCTAGAACTCGATGACGAGCAGCAAGAACTCTCACCTGTTGAAATAGTTGATGAAGCTATTCCCGCTCCATCCGGCTTGATTGGCTCCAAGTCGTCAACAAAGAGAGTTCCCCAAACTACTCACAATATTGATGATTTGCGTGATTCACTTGCAGACACCAACTCATATATCTTGAGAAGTATTAAAGAGACACTAGTTGAATGGGTTGATGGAAATTCTCAAGTTCCACTAATGCGATTGCCAAGAATTGGCCCAATAATGGGGGCGCTAAATCTAACAAATGCTGATATTGAAAGAATTGAAAGTGTTGCTTACTTAACAAAAGATGAGCGAATTGAGCTTGCACGATATGTTGAGTCGATGCTTCAAGACTTCTCTTCAATGGTATTTGGTACATCATTTATGCGTGATGGCAAAAAAGTAAAATTGCCAAAACTAGTTCAGACAACTGGCAAGCAGCTTAACTTTGACGACAATCCAGTAGTATCGTATATAAATGTAAGGTTCGATGGTTCGTCACAAGTGGGACGACTGTTCTCCACGGGGGTTGAGTTGGTCGACCGCAAAGGCAAACCAATCCTCAAATTCGTGGATGACCTACCATCAGAACCTTCATATCAATTGATGTCATTCGCTAGAAATTTCTACGGAACATCTGTGGATGAATCAGACAAAGTAGATGTTCTTTCTTCTATGATGGACTCCTGGAAAGCAATATGTTTTCGTATTTTTATCAATCCAGAAATTGTAAATCAATATTTAGAACAGGATATTTCTGGTAAATCGCTTCAGGACATGATTAATGATGGCATTATGCCCGATCTTGATGACTTTATCAATTTTTCTGATAACAAAACTGGCAGCTGGTATAAGGAACAATTCCTGAAAGTTTCGGAGTCCATTGCTTCAGGTCTTAGAATAAAGTCAGCTGCCATGAAGCTTCGTGATTCTCTACGAAGTTCGGTTGGTCTACGTATTTTTGACAATATTGAATTTAATAATGATAATTTGAGAGATGCCATCTGGGCCATGAATCAAAATGTCTCGCCTCAGAGGATAGAAGAACTACTAAAGTTTTATACTGACAGACTTCAATATGTCCTCGGTGACGGTATGGAGGAAATGTCGGGAGATGGATTTATGCATGAATTGGGCCATATGGTCCTTGGGCTCGGCATAGATCGACATGGCGATTACGCATCAAACTATGCGACATTCCTAGCTCTTGGTGGCGATGGACCTGCACACTTTGCCCTCAATGACCGCAATTCATTCCAGTCGATGATTATCCCAGAGTGGCAACTAGATGAACCAGTTGATGTTGAAGCTAGAATTCCAGGAAATGTAGTTAATAGAAATCGTCGCGAACGACTTCCGATCATTCGCGTTCCACTCTGGGCTGAACTGCCTGACGAAATTTGGGGATTACCACCAGGAAGGACTGGATCCAAGTCTTCCACTAATAAACCAAATGAACCATTTGATTGGAATGATCTATCAGATGATCTCAAAAAGCGTTTTTCTAGTTTTATTACCGGCTCTGACGAAGATCTGATTCCGGAATTAAGTTCGGCAGTGAGTGGCGATGGAACCGGCTTCTCTTTCATAAGACATAAGTTCGTTCATGGTATTTATATACCGACAATGAATGGCCGATACAACGAACAAGTACGCGCCAAGCAAGCCGCAGCAAATTCTGCTCGGTCAAATAAAGACTGGGATTCCTTTATATTCTTGCACGAGAGGCCATACCGACTTGATGCATTTATGGAAATCCAGGATGAGTTGACAGATGATGAGTTCTGGTCACTCCTGGCTGACATCTGGACAGATTCAGAAAACATTCCTGAAATGCGCGATTACTGGGATGAACTCCTGGCATCCCCACGCCCTGGTCGGCTCTCAATGATGAGAGATGATGAGCGCATTGAATATGATTCGCTACCAGACATAGTGACAATCTATCAGGGACACACTGAGGAACGTGATGACGGATGGTCATGGACTACGGATCCAAATATTGCATCATGGTTTGCTGACCGATTTGCCAAAATCGAAGGTTCGACACCCTATGTAACGACTGCAAAAGTCAAGAAAGATGAAATTCATGCATTCTTGACACGTCGTGGTGAGAGCGAAGTATTGGCTGATCCAGAGTCAGTATCAGTTGTTGATACAGTACATCTAGGTGACTTTACCGGCGGTTCAAAATCGTCAACAATCAATCCACCCGTAAAGTCGTTGCCAATTAGGGATATGGCCTTATATGTAAAATCTATGCCAAGAATGCTGAAGCTTAATATCTCCCCAGACCCAGTTGCCGGACTCTGGCCAGAGCAAAAAGCTCTTGCGCTAAGGATTTTGCGCGACATGGAGATACGTGACAGCATAAATCATCCCGGAATCCCGGTGCTTAGCTACGGCTACATTAAAGAATTGGTTGAACCACTGGGAATAAGTAGTGACGACATAAAATTCTTAAAACAAATAGAATACATATCACCAGAGCAACGGATAAAACTCAATGAGTATGTCCAAACACAGCGGGCAAAAATGGACAGACTGCTCGATGGGTGGGAATACGTAATTGAACGTAATGATTTCGGAAAAGCTATAATATCTTTTTTTGACTCAAATGGAGATCTCATCTTCTCTATCAATGATGCAGAAAGTCTACAATCATGGGACCTAGAACCTGATTGGGGTGACACAGATGAATTCTATGACGATGGCATCCTGCCATACGAAGGTCAGAGAATTGGCCTCAATGAGAATAATTTGACCAGGGTATTTTTGGATCCATATGGGGATGGTTCATTTACTCTTTTACTGAAAAAGTTTATTGACGCATATAATTATGAAAGATTTCAAGACTATCCAGAAGAAATAATTGAAGGTCTGCCAATAGATGACAGCAGTACTCCGATTCGTAGAATGATATCGCAAGATATTGACGAAATATTTACTTTCGGTAATGCAGAAGGATCTGAGTTTGTTAAAGAAACACTCAAAAATTCCAAAGACGCAATAGATAGATCATACAAAATGCTTGAAGACTTTGTTCGAATTTATAATCAATTTATAGATAAACGTGATGCTGTTGAAGTTTTGGATATTGAGATAACCAACTTTGCCGAAGAGGTCGAAAGGGATCAAATATTATTTGATGCTTTATTCGATAATATGGAAAATGGCTCAGTTATTAAAGGTATAGCTATGAACATAGTTCCGGGTCTGGTCGAAGCATTCGGTTCCCCCCATGTAGATGAGGTATTCAGATGGCTAGATCCCGCCACAACACCTGGTGGTTGGGAGCATGAGGTCGGGCACATAATGATGGGCATGGGTGCTACTCGTCATGGAGACTTTGCCGCAAACTATGGAATATGGATGTTGCACAACTATTCGCCCGGCGGATGGATATTGAGCAATCATTTCAATAGGATCCAGGAAAGACAGTTTAGGCATCGACCAGGAACACCACCAGTATCACGTTTTGACAAAGGACGTGATGACCCAGAAAATCTTGCTGAGCCACTCAATATCCCATTGTGGCTAGATATCCCGCCTGAATTATTTGGATATCCGGAAAATCCAAGAGCAGTCGATGGTCAAGACAGAATTCAGGGTTCAAAATCTTCAACCGCATATACGGATTCATTACGCAGTGGCAAAAGAATTACTGCCACGGAATATGTTGACTCAATGCCTAAATCTACAAAAGCATGGCTTTACCCAGACGGGACACTACTTCCCGTTCAGATGCATATTGAATTAGCCATACCGGAAGATGAAGAGTTAGTTTTGAGTAATTATTATGATTCATTCTTTATAGATGCAATGGATTCCGGACTTGTGCGTATAGATTTAGGATATGACTGGGGGTCTTCGCGACGTCCAGCACATAGTTTGATTGTCGATACCGGAACGCGTAAACTTAATGCAGCACAGATTAGCGCAATACGAACTATACTTGTAAATGGCGATGTGCCAATAATGTTTTACTCAATTGGTGGACTTGATCCAATGCGCAACTTCTCTGGCGATGAGCACAAATACATATCAGGCATTGACAATTTGGGTAGATTTTTATCATCCATAACTGCAGGTCTCGATGATCAGGTAAATATTGCGACTAGTTCCAATAATTACCATGGCCCACTCCAGAAATGGAGGAAGTAATTATGGCAAGGATTACAAATTTGCGGTATGACCCAAATGCAGAAGATGGCGACGGGGATGGAATTATTCAGGATTCTACTCCATGGGAGCGACCGGTATTTATTGGTGCCATTTCACCATCTGCTGGAGTTGTTTCGTCTAGTTCGGCCATTACGGATGGGGATGCAACTATAAACGAACCAGAAATAATTAAAGATGGAATTATCGATTTCGAACTTCCTGTGATTATTGACGGTAGGCGCATAAATTCACATCTTGATATATCTAATATCGATCAACCTGAGCTAATTACAAAAATACTTGAGGCTTATTCCAGAATGGGGATAGCAGATGCAAGACGAAAAGATCTAAATGGCGTAGAAATAGCAACAATTTCTGGACTATCATCATTCCCCGAATATTCGCTTATTACTGGAATCAAAATAGCTGGTAAAAATAAAAAAGAGTCTTCGGCAATTGTTTCTTTAATGTCGGTAGGGAATGGTGAATCTGCGTCAGTATTTATCACACACATACCAAACGACCTAGCGCAATCAGTATTGGCTGTAGGTAAAAAAAGAAAATCTCTTATTGAAAAAGCTCGCGGCATCTCTGAACGGAAACTCGATACGGTCGATTCAAGAATGGCATTTGACCATACCGCAATGCCAGGATATAAAACAAGTTTTGCCGATTTGGTACAACAGGTAATGTCTCTTAACTTTCCGAGACATTCAATTCCTTTGGCTATTTCATTTATTGATGACCTTCATGAAAATGACGAAAATACCGCAGCTACGGCTATATCCCTTGCCCGAAGTATCGCATTTTGGAACAATCCCGACGCCGCAAAAATACACACACGGCTCCATGTTCTAGGTCATGAAATCGGCCACCTAGTTGATGTAATACCAAGCGGTTACGAGTCTAGTTATGAACAATGGAGATCACTCCTCGGTCAAGATAAAATACCTACGCGATTTAGTCTTTCTGATTCATACAGAAAGGCCACAATGGATGACTTTTTGCGTAATCAGGCCAGGAGGATAAATAGTTCGGATATTGATCAATATCTACTCAATACAGTAACCCCGGAATCAACGCGAGTAACCGACTACGCAGACAGTATAGGTAATCAAATAATCGGAATGCAGGAAGATTTTGCAGAGTCATTTGGGTTATTTATGCTTTCGGAGATGATGGGAATACTTGGTCGACGTAAAACCGGCGATAATGGAACCTATACATTTGGAGACCTTTTCCCATCAAGAGATAAATTTTTCCGTGATCTTCTTTTCTCTTTTGGGATATCAAATCTAAAAAATCCATCGGGCAGTAAGTCAACTACAAAACCACACTTTATACCACCACGAATCAATATCTCCACACCAGAATTTCCGACGCTTAAACACGGAAAATGGATGACTTCTTCCCCAATTATTGGCCCCCAGAGAATGTCGCCAGTGCCATTCATCGACCAGCAGACATTTAATATGTCACTTGAGGCAATGAAGTTCCTAAGAAAGTACCCATCACTAAACGGACGTGCTGTTAGATGGATGATGGGCGACCTAACAAAACTTGGTACCGATCAGGAAATGGACGACTACGAAAAGCCGTTGAACGCTCTTGACAAAATTCTCGATATTGCTCCGAGTATAGATGTATCTACGATGTTTAGGTCCTTTGATTACTGGGAATCATTTGAGCCAGCAAAAAGATTAAAAGCAGGTCAGAGCGTTGTGCTACGCGCTGCACCAGTATCTTTCTCCATTGGGGATGCACTAGATAATGCTGATAGGGCATCTGGCATGTTGGGCAATCAACGATTAAATTCGCCTACAAAAAGAATCGTTTTTGCGATTCCCAAAAATGCCAGGGGTGTAATTTACGATGACAGCGCAACTGACATGGAGCAATGGCTGGCTGGACCAAAGGAAGCAGTAATTCGTGGAAGATTTGCAATATCATCAATCAAAGAACAAAATGGCATTACTATCGCAACACTAAAGACTATCGACGAAACAAAAAACGACAATAATCCATTTTTCTATTTTTCTACAGATGGAAAAATTACCCCCAGTTCATCGATAATTCACAATGACTCACTTTCGCCAGCAGTTTTATTGGGTCCAAATGTTATTAGTGATTCAGATGTTAGTGATTTGGGCGAATTGCAGTCAGACATTCAGGTTGCTGGAAAATACTTGTTCGAAATAGAGCCAGCACCATTGGTTGTATCTAATTACAAAAATAATGCATCGAAAAATGTTGGAATATCAGCACAGAGCACCGTTATTGCCGCATATCAATTTAGTGATTTTGGAGATGCCATTTCATTTGGCGAACGAGTATCGCCATCTGGTTCGAAATCATCAACACGATACTCAATAAATGAACGATTCCTCGATGACTCTTTATTTATAGAATTAAATAGTAGTGATAAAAAAGACATTGAGGCCAGGCGCAAAATGTTGGAAAAATTGAACAAACTTGGTCTTGATTATGATGGACTGAAGGCATATGCGCGCCAAGTACTACTGGACCAGTTGAGTAAATCTGGTCAGAAAAAATTCAAGAGAGACATGAAGGATGCCTTGCGATGGTATCCCCGTGTTCGGAAAGGCCTAATTTCCCTAACCAAGGAATTGAATGAACTCGAATCGATGCGAGGGAGACGAAAGTTCGCAAAGGAAGAAATATTTGCAATGATGGCAGCACTGTCTCCAATGGAAAGGGTGGCGAGCAACGTAAAAAGGGTAAATGTTATTGCCTCAGTTCTTGCTCGCGACGAATCATTCCAAATCACAATCCCTAGTGGTGGCATTAAGGGCTTGCCCAAGGATGTGATGTCCTGGATACGCAACAAAGCAAATATGGATTTCACCCCTTCGTCATTTATCGATAGATTTGTTAAGGATTTTGGTGATGATTCACTTGGAATAGCACATGCCGCTCTTGCTAGAATACATCCAGTTCTTTTTGCTAGTAAAGGTCCTGCGGGTATAACAAACGTAATTAAGGCAATGATGATTGCCAATAGGGTGGATAGTATTGACAATATATTGCGTGGGATGAAAGTTCGTAGCTTTTATTTGAACTTTGTAAATCCCGCTGGTCAAAATGTCACAATCGATACATGGATGTATCGTGCGATGATTCCAGAGGATAAAATATTTTCTGTGAACATAAAGGGAAAGACATACACTGGAACGCTTCGCCAGTTGGAAACTGATCTGAAAGACGATTTTTCTGCACAATCACTATTCCAGTCTGGAGACATTCAGGGTATAAAGAGTGTCGGCGTATATCCAATTTTCGCCCAAGTTATCAGGGAACTAGCGGATGAGTTTGGTGGTGATTTCCCAGATTTAGGAAAAATTACACCTGCCGGACTTCAGGCATTTTTGTGGGAAGTCGGCAGAACGACATGGAAAACAGAAAACAAGGTTCCGCCAACTGAGTGGGATAAAGTCGAGAAGTGGTTTAGCCTTAATTGAGTGATGAGGAAGCAATGAAAGATCAAATTAAGCGACGCACAGTAACCGGAATATCTGGAAATATCAACCCAAGTGGGGGGTTGACGACTCGGCAACTCTTTGAAAAGCATGGCATTCCATGGACTGATGAATACGAAAATGATGAAGTCAATGCGTCGAACGACAACGATCTACCGAGTGAGGATGATTGAAAATGAATGAGAACCAACGTACTCGTGGTACCAAAAGGCGAAAGAGGGTAATTGATCCCGAACAGAAGAGAACCACTGGGGAACAGGCTCGGGTTAATCCATCTGTCAGTATTCCTGGATTTTCGCCAGATGAGCTAAAGATTCTTAGCGAAAAACTAGAACTATTAGATTTGGCCATGGACGACTGGTCGCCAGTTCGAAAGAACGATGCTAGTGACGGAATGGTGGATGGCGTCGTTGATGAAGCCGAGAAGGAAATGGATACCGAATAGTGACGGAACGAGTTCGCGATAGGGAAGCTGAGAAGCAGAGGAAAAAATTTGTTTTTGTTCAGCCAGGCGAGATAGATTCACTTTCGCTAGATGAATGTATCGAAATCACAAATAAGATCATTGATTTGTCCTCATCCCTCTACCCGCAGACGGTTAAACGATTCTGCTTATTGTCCGGAGGCAATGACAGCACTACATTATTTTTTGTTGTCAAGGATCGGGTAGATGATGTCGTACACATAAATACCGGAATAGGCATTGAAGCTACTAGACAATTTGTTAGAGACCTATGCAGTAAGCATAATAAGAATCTGATAGAAAAGTGCCCACCATCAGGTTCTACATACGAAGAGCTTATCTTGGAAATGGGTTTCCCAGGACCCAATATGCACTATCTAATGTACAACAGATTAAAAGAACGGGCATTACGGCAAGTACAAAAAGAGCATGTTCTCAGACCCCGTACAGATATTGTCCAGTTTTTTTCGGGGGTTAGATATTCCGAATCATCACGACGAGCAAAAACAACAGACGACATTATGAAAAATGGGAGCGCCGTGTGGGTGGCACCATTGGCTCACTGGAGCAATGAAAATATGGCAAGGTATCGAGAGAAATATGGCCTGCCAGTAAATCCGGTCTCGGCAAATCTCCATATCAGTGGCGAATGCCTATGTGGTTGCTTTGCTCGACCAGATGAACTCGAACAGATAAGATTCTTTTACCCCGATACGGCAGATTACATAGAATCACTTCAGGAGAAAGTAAAATCTGCAGGCAAGGAGAAGTGCATTTGGGGCGACGGAGTGAGAAAAAGTAAAAAATACATCAAATCATCTGGAACACTATGTTCTTCCTGTGACTCAAATTTCATAACCAAAAAAGGAAAATCATGAGACAAGTGCCAAATCCAAAAACTGGCAGGTACACTAGTGAACAGCGTATTACTGCCGCTGAGTATGCTTTGATAAATATGGCTGAGTCCGTAAATCAAGGTGGTAAAATTCGTAAAATAATTAACAAAATCCAGTCGATACGGAAAGAGTCTGGTGAATGATGGAAGAAAAAACCACCCCATTTATGAAACTAATTGCAGGTGATGCTTCACTGATTATTGTTGCTGCGCCAACTGAAAGTGTTCCAGTTTTGGATGCACAGGAACGCGAACTTGCTAATTATCTTGTTGAAAATACCCAAAAATTTGGAAAATTTGACCAAGATGGTGATGGCGTTTGGGCTGGCTATAAACCAGCAGCAGAAAATAACAAAAAGGATATTGGCGTTAAATGCTCAAACTGTGTTCTGTGGGAGGGTGGATCATCATGCAAGATCATTGCACTCCCAGTTGAGGCTGAAGGCAAATGTCGTTTCGCCGTCATTCCCAATGGGATAGTAAAAAAGAAGTAATTTCATGTCGAATGCAGGAGACGATTCCGCTGGGGATAATGATAGACGCACACCCATCAGGCGTTCTGCGATCATTGTTCCAGAACGTCGTCCTACATATGGGAAAACACCAGAATGGGTTGAGAAGTCAACAAAAGACTTTCTTGAAAATTTGCCATCAAGGAATCATCTCAAGAGTCTCAAATATACGAAGCCAGAGCTGCGTGAGAGGCTTAAAAAGCAGATTATGTCGGGGAGCAAAGGGGGGCGCCCTGGTCAGTGGTCGGCACGAAAAGCGCAATTACTTGCACTTGCCTATAGAAAGGCCGGTGGTGGTTATAGGGGAAAGCCAGGAAAGTCTCAACAATCATTGAAAAAATGGACAAAGGAGCGCTGGACCACTGTAGACGGAAAACCAGCACTGCGTAGGGGGAAGATGAGCAGATATTTGCCAGCCAAGGCATGGCAGAGGCTGACCCCAGCACAACGTCGCGCAACTATTGCTAAAAAACTTGCAGGAGATAAGGTTGGCAAGCAGTTTGTTCCAAATACGGAACGGGCTGAAGCCGCATCCAAAAAAATTAGAAAGAGAAAAAGTGCATTGTATTCATCGCCATCAACCAAGACGGCCATGGATGTCAATAATGAAATGCGACTATCGTTTGAAAAACCAACGATTTTGATTTCATCACTTCAACCAGTAAAGCTTCCTGATAATTCAACGGCAATTGTCAAGCCAATAATGTTTGAGCATAATGAAATGAATGTCGTGATACCAACAATTACCGAAACTGGTGAATTGCTTAGCGATAGCCAAGCTATCGAAAAATACCTCACCTCAAATTGGCATTTAGGAAAATTTGGTGATCCGCAAGCAGCGGAACGTTATATGTCCATATTAAAGGATGGGGATGTCGGCAATATGTCGACGACATTTATGGAAATTGAAGACGACACGGACACTCCTCCCAGCAAGAAACGCTACATAGATGCACGCGCTATCAGGAATAACAAACCAGAAGAATCCACTATTGGTGATCTGCAGGACAAGCCAACCATTAGGGGGCGTGATTCGTACATGAGCATGTTTGGTGCATCGAAATGAAAATATCCAAAAAAAAGGTCAATACATTACAATCAAACTTAGTGATGGTCAGCAACCTTACGCCTTCATCAACGCCCAAGAACAATGCACGATTTGGAGAACGACGAACTATCGCTGGCGACTCGGATGTCAATAGGTCGTATTATGTATTTTCCGTGCCACAAGAACCATCGATTGAGATGTCTACAATAATGAAAGAAATATTTGAAAATTAGACAAAAGTAGTAATTGTTGCAGTAAACAACCAGTCTATTGCTGTATGTTATTAATCAGGACTGGGTGCTGACCTAAGCCGCAAAACAAATCCAACCAATCCAACCAACTCAAACGAGGTAAAAAATGTCAGAAGACACTTCCCGCCTGAACGAACTGCAAAGCGCACTTCGTCAAAAGATGGCCGATAACAAGGCCATTGCCGACTCCTTTAGGGTAGAGAACGGCACCGTAGTAGTCAGCACCGACCAGAAGTCAGCATTCGATAAGAATATGCGCGACATCAAGGAGATCAAGGGCCTCATCGAGGGCATCGAAGGTCTTCGCGAAGTCGAGAGCTGGGGCGGCGAGCCTGCAGGTCACTCAGTTGCAGCCGCTGCAGCTGCTGGTGCAAACTTTGCACAGGCTACAAGCTTCAAGTCAATCGGTGATGAGTTCATCAACTCCACCGAGTTCAAGAGCCTGAACGGTGGCCGCAATGGTGCAAACATGCCTGCTCCATTCATCACCGCCAAGACCCTTACCGCTGGCGCCTACAACGTCAAGGACGTTTACTCTGCCCTCCCCACCGGAACCCCCGGTTCGTTCGGCACCATCCAGCGTGACCCCATCGTTGTTCCCCCAATGCGCACCAAGCGTGTTCGTGACCTCTTCCCAGTACGCACCACAAGCGCTGCTGTGATTGAGTACTTCCGTATGACCGGATTCACCAACGCTGCTGGCGCCGTTGCTGACCGCAACAACGACAACACCAACTTCGGTGTCAAGCCACAGTCATCCTTCACCTTCGTTGGTGAGCAGGCTCCAGTGCGCACCATCGCCCACTGGGAAGCTGCACACCGCAATGTGTTGGCCGACGAGCCACAGCTCCGTAGCATCATCGACAACGAGTTGATGTACGGTCTGCGCCTCCAGGAAGACGCTCAGATTCTGAGCGGCGATGGCACTGGCGAGAACCTCACTGGCGTACTCAGCACCACCGGCATCCAGGAATATGCCTGGTCCGATGGCGCTACCGAACCAGTGGCGGACACCAAGGCTGACGCGATCCGTCGCGCCGCTACCTTGGCCTTCCTTGCCTACTACGAGCCAACCGGCGTCGTAATGCACCCCAACGATTGGGAAGACATTGAGCTTGCCAAGGACACCAACGGTCAGTACCTCGTTGCAGTGTCTGTAGCTCTCGGTGGCGAGCCCAGGTTGTGGCGCATCCCCGTCGTTGAGACCCCCGCCATCCCCGAAGGAACCGCTCTTGTCGGCGCATTCGGAACTGGCGCTCAGTTGTACGACCGCGAGCAGGCTTCGATCCGCATCAGCGAGCAGCACAGCGACTTCTTCGTCCGTAACGCCATCGTGGTGTTGGCCGAACAGCGTCTCGCTCTCGCCGTGAAGCGCCCCGAGGCGTTCGTGAAGGTGGACTTCGACGGCGCTCCCGCCTGATAGGGAGTCGTCGAAACAGAGGTACACGTAATGTGAAATGGCCCCTCTGAAGAATGGCTAAGGCTGTTCAACGGAGGGGCCTTTTCATTTGTACAATGGAATAGGTATGGCTAGAAAACAATACCCAGACGATGATGATGATTTCGATCTTGGTGAACTGGAAAAAATAACCAGAAACTTTAGGGGCTCTGCTGATGAGCTTGAAGAAATCATTATTGACAATGTCCCTGTGAAAAAGAAAAAACGCAGGCCTGGCAAATTTTATGACAGCGAGGGATAATGGATATCTTCAGTATCAAGGAAATACGTGTTCTTGAGAACCCCGATGTAGATATCAAGGCTGAGGGTGGACGATGCCCACTCGCAACTCGTGACATAGCAGAGAATCTCAAGAATCGTCAGAATTGTATTGATACAGCTGGATACGGCCCACTCAATCCAAAGATGGCTAATGAAACGTTTTGGAAAGCAAAATCTGACCGCTGGAAAGTCACCATAGGCGAGTCGAAGAAACAGCTTTGTGGTAATTGCGCTGCATTCATTAAAACTCCACGCATTATGGAATGCATCGAGGATGGCCTCGGAAACGAAGAAGGAAACTCTGCGTGGGATGTTATTGAGGCTGGAGATCTTGGTTACTGCGAGGCATTTGACTTCAAATGCGCTGCGTCAAGAACATGTGATGCATGGATTGTTGGCGGTCCAATTACTGAGGAAAAAGAAGAAAAGACGTATCCTTTCCTCGATATTGACCAAAAAGAAATGGATGCTTCTGAGTTCATTAATTCACTAAGTAATGAAGAATTCGACATCATGTTCCCTGACGACTCCGATGAAACAATCAATGAGGCAAAGTGGCTCTTTGATACTGCCGGAGCGTATCTCCGTAGGTCACTAACAGGAAAGAAGCGTCGTCGTGGTCGCAAGGACAGCAACGCAATCGAAGAGAAGGCAGCGAAGAAGCCAATCCTGCGTGATCCCAAGGGCGGATTAACAGCAGCTGGTCGTAAATATTTTGCCAGAACTGAAGGATCTAATCTTAAACCTGGAGTGAAGGGTCCAGCCGATACTCCTGAGAAAATGCGTCGCAAGGGATCTTTCCTCGTCAGGTTCTTCTCTAATCCAAGAGGACCAATGCAGGACGAAAAGGGGAGACCAACACGTCTAGCATTATCAGCTGCAGCATGGGGCGAGCCAGTTCCTCAAACACGTGCAGCCGCCCTGAAGCTTGGCATTAAGGGTCGCCGTCTCTTGGATAAGTATCGTCGCCTAAAGAATGCGGAGAAGAAGAAAGATCTTTTAAGCGCAGGCGAACACATGGTTAAGCAACTTGGTAAGCCAGTTGCTGGTTCTGCTGGAACAATTGGCAGTAGACCACAACAACAACAGGAACCAAATAGTGGTGGTGGGTCAACATCGACACAATCAAACTATGACCCCAATGCAGTGGACAGGGATGGCGATGGAACCATCCAAGAGGGCACCGATTACGCTCGGCCAACACAAGACAAAGATAAAAAGAAACGTCGCAGTACCGATGTGGGTTCAGCTGATGCGAGAGAACGGAACGCTATCCGCAATACTCTCGATGATTCTGGAATTGACTGGAATGCATTTGGTCGCCTCATGCGAGATCAAATCGCCAATTTGAAGCCAGGAGATAAAACAAACTGGAATCCAGGGCGGTTGCCTAATGGCGGAAAGATTGCAGCTGATGGCACATACATACCACCCGACATGGTTCGCGAGGATGATAAGCGCATGAGCGACTATTATCGCCGCCGTCGCGAAGCACGTGAACGTGCACGTCGTACCAGAATTACGCGCGAAGGTGATGTTATTCCGAATAAGAATAGGGACAGAAGAACAAATACTCAAGGAACTCGTTCGGGTGCTGCTGATCGAGCACAAAACGAAACCGCAGAAGGAGATATTCGACCAGACAAGAATCGTGACAGAAGATCCTTACCACAGGGTCGTGTGGGTCGCGATGGCTCCGCCGATATGCAAGAAAGAAGAGCAGAAGGACAACCCAAGCGATGGATGACCGATTCTGGCTCTGCAGATACTCGCGAAAGAGGAGCAATACGCGAAGACCTTACGCGTCGTGGATTTGATGGACGCAGATTTGGCAACCTCATGGCTGAAGCTGAGGAAAATCTCGAGACTGGCGAGGACACGAACTGGAATCCAGGACGTCTTCCAGGTGGAGGAAAGATCTCAGCAACTGGTGACTACATTCCAGCAGATATGGTTCGAGAAGATGACAAGCGAATGAGTGATTTCTACAGAAATCGTCGTGAGAATAAACCACAAGAACCACGGATGACCGCTGATGGAACCGTTGTTCCAGATAAGAATCGTGATAGGGCTACACCAAACAGCAATGCCAGACCACGTACAACGTCTGATGGTACTGTTATTCCAGACAAGAATCGCGATAGGGCCACACCACCACAGAGTTCATCTATTGCTAGTGGTTCTGCCGATGTTGAAGAAAGGCGTAGGTCTAAGGTACCGACCGCTAGCCCAAAACCAACAACAACTTCAAGTGGAGACGTAGTTCCTAATAAAAATCGCGATAGGGCTACACCGCAAAATAGACGTAGAACCCAAATGTCATCAGATGGGACTGTTGTGCCCAATAAGAATCGTGACAGAGCAACAAAACCCAAGCGCCAAATCTCCATCATTGCTCCATCTGATAGTGGCGGGGATAACACCTGGCAACTTGGAGACTGATTGGTAGCATATGATTAATCCATATTGGTATACGGGTACAGTGCTTAATGTCATAGACGGTGATACTGTTGATCTAATGATCGACCTTGGTTTTAGCATTCACCACAAGATTCGAGTACGCCTCTATGGGGTGAATACTCCAGAATCCCGCACAAAGGATGCCGCCGAAAAAGAAATGGGACTAAAAGCCAAGGAATTCACCAAAGACTGGCTTACCAACCATAAGACGGTATTTATTAAGACTATTGTGGACAAGAATGAGAAGTATGGCAGGGTGCTTGCGGAACTTTATTCATCGGGTGATATTAATAATTCATCTACAGCTTGTCTGAATAAGGATATTATTTCAGCCGGTTATGCAAGGGAATATTTTGGCATAGGCGATAAAACTTGGGATGAATTCAAAACCAAATAAGACGCTATAGTTCGACATATGAAAAAACGAATTATCGTTGTCGATGATTTCTACGATGACCCGACTTCTGTTCGCAACCTGATCCTGGGCGAAGAATTCTACGAAGATAGCAATTACCACAAAGGTAAGCGCACTGTTAAGCAATATGATTTCCCTGGACTGCGTGAAAAATTTGAGAGAATTATGGGATTCCCCATAACACGATGGACGGAAACTTATGGCGCGTGCTCAAAATTTCAGTATTGCACCGCAGAAGATAAGCTTGTTTATCACTGTGATTTTCAGACTTGGGCAGGCGTACTGTATCTAACACCAGATGCCCCATACTCATCAGGAACATCACTATTTGCACATCGAGCAACCGGCCTGAGAAATGCTAATGATTTCAATGGCCAAGATGTTTTTGGCGATATCGGATTTTATGACAAATCAAAGTTTGATTTAGTGGATACAATTGGCAACGTCTTCAATCGGCTAATCATTTTTGACGCACGTAACATTCACGGTGCCTCTGAATACTTCGGGACAGACATGAACAATGGACGACTATTCCAGGTGTTTTTCTTTGACTGAAGTACCCCCGGCAGGGATCGAACCTGCGCACACGGTTTAGGAAACCGTTGCTCTATCCACTGAGCTACGAGGGCATTTGCGCCCCAGGCAGGACTCGAACCTACAACTAACGGCTTAGAAGGCCGGTACTCTATCCGATTGAGTTACTGGGGCATGTATTTACACTTCTACAACACGCGAACCTCCATTTTAGGCACTATAATTGATGAATGTTCACTGAAGCGGAATACCTAAAAAAGCCTTCAGAACGTACGTTTTCTGGACCGTACGTTGAGAACGAACACGCACTCATGGTCAAAAGTGGGGCCGTCAGAAATCGTTATATGGGACGAACGCTTCCATTTGAGCCCAACTACTTGAATGCAGTTCGCCTAGTGGTCGATTCAATACGCCCGACTACAGTAATTGAAATTGGCGCGCTTGAGGGTGGATTGACCGCATATATCAGCGACACAATAAAGTTGTTTGGATATAAGGCTAATATATTTGCTTATGACGTAGTTGTTGATCCATCATCAAGAATGTCAGTAGATATGGCAACATTTGTGGCTATGGGTTACCACCTATCTCATGATGAGATACTCGAACATTTAAATCAAGCCAACGAAAACAATGGCCCCATGCTGATCATTCACAATACATGGAGCGAACTAGCTGTTGAGTTTGAGGTATTTAATTCATCAATGCGTCAAGGTGATGTGATTGCCACTATGTCCACATCTATTGAGCAATGTCACGATGAAGTAATGCACTTAGCTGAAGAAAAGTTCAGCGTCATGGCACGACTATGTGACTTATTTGGGGAAAACAATATTTCTAATCCGAATGGATTCTTAATCAAAGAATAGTCGTAATCACGGATCCAGACATTTGATCTAGTGGCGGCAATTCCCTTCTCACCATGACTCGCTTGAGCCATCTATCAGTTCCGTCATGCCTTGGAGTAAATGCAGTTCGACCGTGTATGACTTTGTGATTATCGATCACCAAAATATCACCCTGAGTAAGCGCAAGGCCCATCATCCTACTAATCACAGCTTGTCTAAATTGCTCAAGTGCTTCGCGTGACTCAACATCGATTCCCTTCATAAGGTATTGGTCAAATGTCATTGATAAGCAGTCATCACTAAGTATGGACATCTGTATTTGACGATTTGGCTGCTTAGCATTACGAAAACTTGCGTCTATTGACGTTAGGAATCTTTCTTGCTTCAATATATTGATAGTATCATTGCTCAATTTAGGAAGAATATCAGACAGTATTGATAGGGTTGTTTCGGCCCTTCGGTCACCCTTCAAGCAGAATAAGATAAGTACATCCGGCTTCCATGGATGAAAAGCAGTTTCCGTATGTAATTCAAGCTGTACCTTGGATGATGATGAAATTTGCTCTGTTTCATTTCCCTTAATTGGGAATAGATTCTGAACCAATGATCCGTGCTGTTCCTGCACGTAGCCAACTGGATACCCGTAGCTGGAAGCAAATTCCAGTAAATAGGAATCGATAGATTGTGTCAAATTGCTATCGAATTCATGCAGGTTCGCTGGAGTCTTAACCTTATCACCGATGTTGTAAATTTCTCGTGGTGAAGTATGAAGGGATATTGGGGCCACGGCTATCACCTATTGAATTCAAGCCCTATTTCATTATTATCGTTATCCCCCGTTGCCGCATCAATTGCCTCATATGGATCTACGTCCGACTCAACAATTTTTATTTTTCTCGCATCGGTGAACTGGTTTGCGTACAGGAGGTGCGCCAACAAAACCAGAGATGGGTTTTGTGGATCATACTGTATGCCAAATGTGGGAGTGATTCTAATATATCCGTCAGTTTCGGCCAACCATGAGTCAACCAGTGGTGTCCTCCAGGAAGTTAGCCCATCATCGCTGCTATCCACCAATATCCCATCATCATCAATAATCCACATACTCATAGCGTCGCCATCACTCCCAGGAACCATTTCACATAGTCCTCATCATAGTCAGATAAAAGATTCTTATCTGCTAATAAACCCTGGAAAATCATAGTGAACAATTCCCAGGCATGATGATCACCATAAACTTTTGCCGCGTAATCACTTCTTAACTCATCGATGCCAGGTATGAGCCCCAGGGGCCAAGCTCGTTCTCTATCCCCCGGTATTTTAATTGTTTTCACCGTATTGTCGGATAAACCTTGTTTTTTTGCAATGTATCTAAATAGAAGAGCCTCAAATCCAACCAGTTCTGGGAATGCGCGCTCAATAGCGTGTCCAATTTCATGTACCAAAACTGTATTTCCCCTTCTGTCGAGGGCAATTTCACGTCCACCATCCGAGAAGTAACCTCTTGTCAGCCACTTCATTCTTTGTTTTCTTTTTAGTAAAGCATCAATCCATTCTTCTGGCACAATCGTACGGAATGATTCAAGCCAGAACCTGACATCACCATGCTTATGCCCCTCCCGACCATGGATATTCGAAATATACCTCTGGAAGCTATTGGGGGAGTATCCAAAACCTTTACGTGTACTGCCAAGAACGTCTATTAATGCTTCGTATTGATTTTGTTTTTCCTGCTGTTTCGCAATTTCCACCAACTGCTGAGCTCGCAATATCTCTATTTCTCTTCGCGTCAACATTTTGGCCATCATTGGCTCCACATAAAGTGACAGTTCTGACTCGTCTAGGGCTTTCACGACAGCATCCCTCAAATCTTCCAAACTCTCATTCACGCCACTCGGTCCAATATCGGGCCATAAGTCAGTAAGATCTCGGGGGCTATCGGTGCCTGAATAGCGACCGCTGGGAGTGTATTCGCCCAATATAAACGAAATATATTTATTATCCGTAAAAATTTTCAATGTACCAGAACTATACGATTGTCCTTTGCGAATTCCACGTGGAGTTTGACGTGGAGATCTATACGGTGTATCATCTTTTTTATAATGTCCGACAATTGATTGTTGCGCTATCTCAAACACTTTCGGTGGAAGAACTTGTTTAAGGATAGAAAGAACACTATCTAAATCTTTTTTAGAGGCATCGATTTCACCTTGATCAATAATTTTTCCAAAGTAGGAAACAGCAGATGGAATAAGTTCCCGTTCATTTAGATCACCCTTATTCAATACTTCTATTTCTTCATTAATTTTGCGTATTTCTTCATTGATACTATTGAACCGATCTATTACTTGTTCTGGAATGTTTCTATTGTTAGGAAGAAATTGAGCGTGTTTTTTGATAATCGCATCCTTCACTACATCCCATTTTCTCACTTTGTGAAGTTTCCTCAAAATCTCCATATCAATTCCCAAGCCGAATGATGTATTAATTTCTTCGAGCATTTCATCATTTTCGGATTGTGAGCTATAACTAGTATAGAAATTCGACTTCGCCTGTTTCACTTCATCCTCAAATCCAGGAGTTTCAAAGTAATACATACCTCCTTTTATATCTGGAAGATCAATGACATAATACTCAGAATTTCTAGAGTGTAAAAAAACAAATGGTTGCGGTTTACCAAAAAATGCCATTGTTTCTGACTGCTGAAAAGAAGCAGGCTTTCTCAGAGACTTATGCCATTGTTCAATTAACCCATCTAACTGATCATGTTCTGGCTTACTCAGTAGGATACGAAACTCTTCTCTATCGTCGGCTGATAATCCAACTAAATACGTTAGGTACATAAGCTCAGGAACATTTACTATATCGGATACGGCTTTTTTCAAAGCGGCGTCATAAGCTGCATTTCTGATGTATCCACCGGATGTGCCAGAACGTTCACTCCACCTTTTAACCTCTTCGTTTAAAAAGAAACGCTCTTTCTGCATTGATCCACGTTCGTGTCCAGGTAAGCCAGGAACAAGCGTTTGGAGAAGTTTATACATGAGCTCTCCAATATCTGCCCCCTTTCTTGATTCTTTGATTATGTTGTCGGTAGTAGCATAATTAAAAGGAAGATCAATCGAATTGATTTTTGAAGTAACGAAACTCTTGTTGCCACTATCAGGGTCGCGGGGTTCAGCAGACTGAATCAATTTTATAATGTCGTCAACAACTCTTAACGCAGCATCATCTAAATTCTTTCTACCGGGATCATTATTTTTTAACAACTTTCCCTTAATATCCATTAATGTTGATGCGAGGGCCTCCTTTTCTATTTCCCTCAATTCAATGTTTTTCTTCCACATCTCATTAAAGAGTTTTTCTTTTCCATCACTAATGTCTTTTAGTAGAGCAAATTCCTTGCTAGCCAATTCTGAAGTACGTCGTTCTGTTTCCAATATGACACGTTCCAATATCCTCGACCCAGCTTCTATAACTGCGTCAAGTGCAACCTCGCCATCAGAAAAGTCTTTTTCCAACTCAACAATCTTTCTTTCCCGACGAATTTCTTTGGTCATATCCGCGTCAAGGCGTTTTATATCCGGCAATAGGTCGTCAATTTCAACTTTAAGTTTTTCATCTATACGTGGTCGACGAGCAGGTTTTTTTTCAAATTCCGTTGCAGCAACAATACTTTTAGCTACTTCCTGGAATCTAAATGCCTCCCTGCGTACTTGTTTCGACCCACTAGGTGTGAACCACTTATCCTCACTACTAAGTATGCCAACTTTGCTTATATATTTATCTATTTGTGAACGCAAATTTTCACGGTCACTTAATGGTATTTGACCGCCAGCTCTCATCGAAATCATTCCCATAGCTATATCGGTCATAAACTGCTCCGCTAACAATTTGGCAAAATCACCTCTGGCTGCAGCCTTTTTGATGAGCTTGAAAGCCTCTGCTTTTCCATGCTTTCCAATTAAATAGTTTGCCAATGTATCGACCATTGGCTGAAATTCTTCATTTTCTACTAAAGGTTCAAACAACTTCTTTATGAAAGACTGGAAAGCAAGCGCTAAACTCTCACGCTCAAAAAGGGAATCCATTCCCTTTTCTGGCGCATACATCATTGGGCGATTTAAATATGCATCTATTGATTGTGTAAGTGCAAGTGGATCACTTAAAATTTCATCAAGTGTGAATTTTCGTACTCTCGGATATTGTCGAGCTTCTATTTCCCGATTCGAAAATCGATCATACAAATCACTAACAATTTTATTGAAGAAATCTGGGTCCTCTGGTGGAGACCATACTCCTAGTTCTTTTCCACTCCCAGATGTTGTTGATTTGGATCCAGAAATAAATCTTGCTCCGGAATCCTTTAACTTATCTGCAATAAGCCGACCATTTGGACTATCAAAATCTTCTTCAGCAAATTCAGCAAAAACAAAAGGAGGATCGACCTCATCATCTGGAAAGTCAAGATCAATAATCGCCCTAATCGATTCAGTGCCCATGGTTACACGCGTACGTTCATCGATTGCCAATGAGTTTATTCTGCTGCGTTCACCAGATTGTGTCTGGTCTCCGAATCCAACGTTATATAGACGCGCACCAGAAATATTGATTCCAGCACTATCTGGACCCATTGCTCTGAAAAATACCTCCTTATCGTTGCCACGAACAAAATCGCCGTAGGCTTTATAGAAGGCATCTTCACTGATTGCTGTGGACCTAATACCGATATTCATGCGGGCCAAAACTGCATTTTCGAAATTGACAAAAGCAGCCGTCCTTGCGTCTATGGATGCTATGCCAAATCTTGGAAATGTTAATTTTGCGCCGGAAAAATCAACATCAATCATTTGATCTACGGATATTGACATGGAACTCGGATCCCGTAGTGCTTCCATCATTCTGTCAACCATGTTGCCATCACCAAAGTCTGTGATTTCGCTGATGTTATGGAATGTTCGAGCTCTCCTGAACGATGATCCACTAAGGTTAATGCCCTTGATATTAAGAATTCCAATATTAGATTCATCAAAGTTAATGAATGACGGTTCATCAATATTGCCAGAAAGCATTGATGTCAGCTCTTTTTCTGAGTTACTACCATCAATGTTCAAATACCTCAAGCTTGCCCCCACAAAATACGCATTTTGCATAGATCGTGGGCGAATCACACTCATGTGTATATTGCTATTAGTAAAACGAACTTCAGAAAGATCAGAGTCAATAAAAATTGACGATGAATCGCCTTCATCATGTCTTGTATTCTGGAAACCAGTAAAATCTGCAGCACTAAAGTTTGAGTTTCCGGCTTTTATGGCGCCTATTGCATTAGCGAATGATGTTTCCGACGCATCCACATCACTGAAACGCGGTGATGATAGGAATGAGTTTTCAAAATTTGATCCACGGAGATCGATATTTGCAAACCTAACGTCAGGGCCGATAAAGGCTCGTTCAAAATTCATTCTCCGATTAGCCATACGTCGTCGACTACTGAAATCAAATATTGCCATATTTGGAATATCTATAATTGCACCACTGAAATCAGGAAAATCATTAGCAAGTTCGCTATCTATCTCTTCTAATGTAAGTTTTTTTCCTTTCCACTTTGTTTTTTGCAATTCCCTCTTCAGCGATGGCATATCATTAAGCTCTTTATAGACGTCGGTCAACATGCGATACTCGCCCGATGTTCTGCTTCGCGATCCAGAAACGAGTTCATCTCTTCTATCCGCTATGCCATTTTTTCTATTTTCATGACGCACAAACTCATCAACCAATTGAGCCTTGGTTATCCTATCCAGCTCGTCGATGTCTTCAAGATTTTGTCTATTTGTCTGCGTTGACGACTTGCTTCCAGAGTTAATTCTGTCTCTGTGATCTTGATCTATTAAGTCAATTAGTTCATCTGCGTCAATATCGCGGAATCGAACGGGGTACATATTGAATAGACTTACAAGATCCTGCATGACTTTACTAAAGGCAAATGCTTTCGTAGAATCCCTATCTAGACGGTCGGTTTGTCTATCCAAACTGTCAACCAATATCAACGGCCATCCATATTCAAAAAAAGCACTGAGACGCAAAAGATTTCGTAGCTGTTTGTCTTCGCCAAATCTTTCATCTGTAGCAATAATGGAATCTATTGCGAGATAGTTTGCCCACTCACCATGTCGATCAAATGCTCTTCCGATACCATAATGACCAAAGAAATCATGCCAATCTGTATCTCTGTCATCTGCATCTATGTCTGTAATATCTTGATTATTTCCCATTAAATAAATAACCATATTTCTTAGTCCGGCAATATATGATTCAATCCAGTTGCCGGAGTCATATTCAATATCACGCAACTCCAACCTAGATATCGCATCATTTGGTGAAGTTCCATAAATTGACTCAAACACGCTACGTGCTATTTGGCCAAGAATTACATCGTTGTATCTCCTAAGCAAGGACGCCATGCGGCGACTCATATTCGCACGTGAATCTAGTTTTTCCACCAATTGAAAAATATCGAGAATATTATCTGATATTTGTGAACGTTCACCTTGTGGCGTTGATTCTAACTTATCGACGCCAACCGATAGTAGGTCAAATATTTTTTGCAGTCCGTCTGGCGTTGGCAACTCAATCAAGTCCCATTCACGTTCTGATGGTATAAATTGAGAAATCAGGGGATGTGGTTTGCCAATTATCATTGGTATGCCATTTGATGAAACAGATAAAGTAAGTGCCCTGAGTAGATCCAAAGCTTGTTCTTTTCCTATTATGGGATCAAAGTTTTGATTATCTGGATTTGCTAAAATATCCTGCACTTCCTCTATGGCCAGCATGATGGCTTCTTCAGCAATTGCCAGCTCGGTATCCGTAAGTCGAAGATCTGTTGCAATATCCTCCAAGCTTCGTTCCCGTCCACCTGGCCCAGGTTCACCAATTGGGTACCTATCGGTTCTTGATTTTGACCCGGCTATGTGGTGGGGCGTGGTTTCATCCACAATAGCCTGAATGTCATCAGTTGAGGAATTCAGGAATGAAGTAGCATTTCGTGTAGTGGACTTACTTCCGTTTATTGGCTTCCCTTCAGAATCACGTGGGTCAAGTAATTCAATAATTTCATCAGCGGTAAGTGATGAATATGGAAAACGCCTAATAGCTTCATCCAAAGAATATATAGTTACATCGTTTTGAGGGCGAAAATCTGGCATAAATAAATCTGCTAGTTTCGTAAAGCCCTCCCTACCGAATCTTCCGAATATATTAAAAAACATTTCTTCGTATAAATCGTTTGGCTCCGTGTTTCGCATCATCTCTCGAATTTTTTTAATATTTCCAGAAAGATTTGTTGCTTGGAAATTAAGAAATTCTACGATTGCCCCTGCTGGCAAATTATCTAGATTCGAAAATCTCCAATTGTCTATGCTGTCGACAATGCGTTTTACTATGTTTCCATATTGCCCATCGTCAAATTTAATCATACCTTTCGATAGTTCTTCAAAATTAAGCTGTCCTGATTGAATATTTCTTTCTTTACGTATACGATTAACTACATCAACATATGCCTTTAGTAAATTAGTTACCGCTTCAGTTAGCCGCTGTTCTCTATTGGCGTTGTCATAATTTTCTCTGGCAAAATTTATTATTTCCTGCAATTTGTTTGTTTCAATCTGTCTCAACAATTGTTGAAGACCTTGATCAAACAAATATTTTTGAATAAGTGTTTTTCTAACAGCATCAAGTTCTGCCGATGATTCTTCGCCAATTCTTTCGGCCTCACGCTTTATCCATGCGTCGGCGTGAAGCATGCCAGCAAGAAATGCAACCCATTCCCCATGTCTGTCAAAGCCACGACCTTGGCCAAAATGTTCCATGGTGTCATGATATGAATCAAACGCTGATCCAATATCGAGTAAATGCGACATTAACTCAGTGATAACATCAGCACCACCACTACCAATAAGGTCAACTCTACGTATCCCAAGTTTTTCTTGAATATAGGCACCTTGACTCAATGCTATTCCATAGAAAGATATTCCGCGTACTGCATCATGAGATATGCCAAGTTCATCAGCTGCGGATTGCCTAGTTTTTATAAGTGCTTCTATTGTTAGTTCGTCGCGTGCAGCGAATGCTTCTCCCTCGGGCAAACTATCAAGAATATCGGGATCCAGGGAGTCAACTATTTCTGGATCAAGTTCTGGTGAAGACATTATTACTTGAATCAAATTTCTTAACTGCGGAATATTTAATGCTTCAACGGTTTCCCAGTTTCTATCATCACCGATTGGGTCAATGTCTCCAAGTATCGATTTTATATACGGTAACCTATCGAATGTTATAACTGGGACACCATTGGACGACACAGACAGCTTTATTGAATCTATGAATGCTAGTGCTTCTTCACGAGTCATTCCAGGGTGCATGAATGCGGGAACGTCTTCATCCGCAAGAAGTTCACGAAGTTTGCGTAACTTATCCTGTGAGCGCTCTAGTACATCCCTGGCCACCTCACGCTCCCCCTGACTCATTTCCAAGTCAGTCAAAATGTCGTCCAGGGGACGTTCGACAATGGAGTATCTATCTGTGCGTGATTTAGACCCATGCATAGTTGACCTAGATTGCTCTTCGGCGGCAGCATTGAACAATTCGGTCTTTGTATTATTAATATTTATGTATCTAGCAGTTGTAGATTTGCTGCCATTTATAAAATTACCTGATTCATCTCTTGGATCAAGTATGTCCATCGGTGACTCGACACCACGATCTTCCAACGCCGAAACAACATAACCAGCGTTTGTATCATCTAAAAATAGATTTATATCATCAAGTAAGTTATCTAAATCTTTAATCTTCCCCTGTATTTCACGCATTTTCTTATCCAACTCATCGTCACCTGATTGCATGCGTCTAATGGCATCCTCATATGACATCTCGCTTGATTGCTTATCCAGATCTCGATACTCCGAGAATAATTTGAGTTTTTCTGGATCTATTTGCATTTGTAGTATGGAGAGCCCACCACGTAGTCGGAAATAATCTATGTTAAGTAAACGCACATCATTATCGCTAAGTTTTTCGTCATATGTGTCATTTACATAATCAACATTTGTTTTCATTCCAGCTATAAGTGCCGCCCACTCACCATGTCTGTCAAATCCACGACCAGTAGACATGTGATCAACGCCATCGTGTAAGATTAATTTATTTGGATTTATTATTGAACTTAAAATTAAGTCAGGTACCGAAGTGGGTGTTTTCTGAGATTTTCGCAAAATATCCAATAAAGCGTCTGACAGTTCTGATGGGAAATTTTTATCATTCTGCAAATCAGTAGCAAACTTATTATTTAGTTCATAAAGTTCATCACCATCAATTGCTGGCATCTTATCTTCATCTATAAGACCTCCAGCAAGGCCATCGAGTGTACGAGATAAAAATACATCTTGCGCCGTAGGTGCTCCACCGGGCTTCTTGTACGGTTGTTTTCTATCTGAAATATATGGTCTCACTGAAATATATGGTCTCAAGAAATCAATAAACTCCCGAATTTTGTCGACACTTGGCGCTTCGATAGAAAGCCAGTTTCTCTCCCTATCCGCATAGCCAGAAAACAATGGATGTGGGTCGAAGGAGATAACCGGTACACCATTTGAGCTAACGCCAATTTGGATTGATTTCAGAAGATCGATTGCCTGTTTTCTAGTTATGCCAGGATGAAATGTGTCCGGAAGATCCGCCTCTTCTAACAGCCTTATGAACGTCTTTACATCCTCAAGACCCCTGCGTAACTGCCGTCTAGCAATGTTTTTCTCATCCTCACTCATCTCCAAGTCAGTCAAAATATCTTCCAGTGGACGCTCGGCAATAGAGTATCTATCCGTGCGTGATCGAGAACCAGCAGCCTCTGGCTGTGAGCGCCTTCGATATAGATCAGCGACATCACGATCCGTCATCTCACCACGTGGCTTGTCCGTGCCGCGCCGCTTGGACTCATTATTCAGGGCACGCTGTAGAGAATCTTCCGACTGAGCCTGGGCTACATTCTTGGGGATGACGGCGCGAGGGATAATTGGCCGCTTGAATGGCGTACCTTCAAAGACAATGCCGTCTTCGTCACCATCGATGGCGCCCGTAATGTCAACGTAGACCATCCCAGTGGGCGGCTTACGCAATCCACCACCAATGACGTCACCTAGCGCACGACGTCCACCTAGGGGGTTTCCTACGGCCTTCTTCGCTACCCCAGGGAGTTCAGTGCCCTGCTCTTGGGCATCTGAATCCTTGGCAACGGTAAATGAGATATCGCCATTTAAAATCTTGTCGAAAAGAGAATCAGCCACGTACGACCTCCGTTCTTACATTATCGCACGAAAGACCACTGTAGTGGATTAACTGGAAACATCTCTTTCAACAAGCATGCGAATATATTCCGTGATCGTCATGTCGTAGGCCTGAGACTGCTGCAAGATTGACATCTTCAGGCTCGAAGGGATTTTCATTGTAATTGTTGTGTTTTCTTTAGTCGGAATGGTGGGCGGCCGCCCAGTGTTCTTTTTCATGACTCCACCTTGTATGCCTCGGTCAAAAAGCGCATCCTGTTGCGCTCGTACACCTCCATAAAGTACTCCCTGTCACCGTTCGTCGACAGCGACAAAGCCGTATCTCCCAAAGATTTAATCGTTTCCACCACCGTGGGATGTTGAGGTGTAGATGACGGCTGGATTCCCGAGGAAACCTGCCGAATTAACGCCTGAAGAACAACCCAAGCCTCCTGGGGCGACGGCGGCATATCGGAGATCTGTGAATCCTTGACATGGCGGCGGATCATCCCAGGGGTCGGCATGAACTTGGCTGTCAATGAGATTTCATGCAGCGCTATGTACAAATCATCTAGGTTGATGTCTTTGAGCAGCGACCACCATGCACGCAAAATAGACCGCCGGTCTACCTCGAACAGCGTCTGGTTATATGTTGCAAAAACCTGTTTAACAAATTCTTCGAAATCAGCCTTGAGTTGACTCGACTCAACCTTTTCCTTTGTCACCAATCTCCACCTTGTTCGCCATCTGCCTTATTGCAGTAACCGATAAATCGCTCGACATGCTCCTGATCTCGCAAGATGAGTTCAATATCGTCGTAGCGCTTATTCTGCTTGTTGCGCCCCATGTGAAAATCCGATTTTGCACATCCATCGATGGCACGCATGCAGTCCTCGATCCCGAAATCGTGAATTGCCGACTTCACTGCAGTCATCCGCTTGATATCCAGCTGAGGAACACGTGTACGTCCTGGTCGCATAACTGCACACCAGTACTCGTAGACCTGCTGTGCTAGTTCATCCGCCACCGTAGAGGCTTTACTCTTCTTCTGGCGCGTATGTGCAGTCTCCCTGCGAGGCTTTTTCTCTGGCTCAATAGGAGCAGGCGTAGCTTCTTCGCTAGGGAATAATGACTGCTGATCAGGGTCGGGAATATTTGCCATTCGTTTCATGATAACTCGTCTGCGTGATGTCGTCCTCATGAACAACACGATAGCGAGCAAATACTGAAACTCCAACGTCAAGGGGATAAAAAATCACAAAAGCAAATATTATTCCTCGCGTGCGCGCGCGGTATCGAGAAGAGTCTTTCTCTGTTTAACGAATCTCGTTACAGAGAGTAATTGGATTTACTTACCTCACAATGAATTTCTCTACGATGAGAAAATTCACAAGGGAGATGTAAACCACTTTGGAGGGGGTTCCAGGGGGAACCTTTTTTTCTGCTCCACGGGTTTTGGGGCAGCACAAAGTGGGCATTCGATTTTCGTGTCGATGCCACTCGAGGTGCTGTGGGGCCCCTGAAGTTGTGAGAACACAGTACACCGTCGGACGATGAATTCAAACCACATGAACAAAAAGTTCACGAAAGAAAATTAGAACAAGAATTAACACTTGAGCTACGCATTCAATGCTTAGGCTGCTGACTGTTAGGCGGGTTTCCCCCTTTCCCCGTCCTAACAGTGAGGTCGAGCGGGCCCGGAGGTGTGGACGACTCCGGGACCGCTCCCTCACAATTATAAATTACAGAAATTTTCCGTAATGCATCTTTCGAAAAGCGACTCGAGCTCGGATTACTCGAGAAAATAAATCACATCGAGAGTTTTTCAATATTCTCGACTACGTACGCGCTTTCCACCACCGTGTTGCCTTGCAACGCGCGAAGAAATGTTCCCTCTTCCCACATTGCTCCGATAGTACAGTAGCCAATTACGTCACCAATGTTGTCTTCGATGGATTCGTTGTTGGGAGTACTGCCTGATCCGAGAAGATTTTCCAGCCGCGCAACTTTGTCATGCAGACGCACAAGAAGACCGGTGCGGCCAAAGCGCGCAATATTTTCATGACCATAATCGCGTTGTTTGCGAATAATCACCGAAAGGAGATTTTCCGGCTCGAGGAAATACTCCGAATTTAAAAAACCTGAATTTTTTCCCAGGACACGTGCGATCCGCCCAAGTTCAATAAAATTCATCGCGATTTTTCCCGGGGGTGCCTCCTGGAGCTCAGAGATCATGACATCGAGATACTTACGCATCTGCGCAAGATCGTCGAGATGTTCGAAGTCCTCGATCCGCAGCTCGAAAATTTTGTTAATTTGAATTTCTGCAGCTTTTTCCCAGCTGAGATCATTCCATGATGAGCGCGTCGAATGATGGAGGAGGTTGTTCTTCATATGCATGCACAATATCAACTGCATACTCATTCATCAACTGTGCCCAGGCATCATTTTTGTCCTTGGTGCTTGCGTAGGACTCATGGATCTCGTTAGCTCGATCATTAATAAGCTCATCCGAATAAGCTCCGGCAATAATAAATTTCGATGACGTCGGCAGCAAAACCGGTCCGTCTCCTCCGAGAACATCGCGAGGATAGTGCAGGCATTTGACGACATGCGTGCCTGATGAGCCGATGAATAGTAAATCTTTTTGCGGGCCGCCATCTGGATCATTTTCGCTGGTAACCTCTAACAAAAATGCGTCGATGGTTTCTTTCAGCTTGTGCCGCTGATCGAGCGGGATGTCTCGGAGTATTTCCAGGAAAACCTCAAGTTCATTGAGTGATTCGAACGCATGGTCGTCGTAGTCCATAATGTCCTTTCCACCACCGTCGATCAATAGCTTAACAAATGGTTAAGAATAGTCGACACAACTAACCTCACTATGTACAGTTGTTGTCATGGACAACATCACACGTTTCAACAGATACATCACAGCTCTACAACAGTACATCACCCGCGAGGGCAATGCACTGGTACCAGCGAACCACATTGAAATTGTCGGTGGAGATTCTATCCATCTCGGCACGTGGGTAGGCTACATGCGCCAGCGCAACAAGACCGGTAAGCTCTCTGAGGCTCAGAAGTCAGCTCTCGATTCCATCACCGGCTGGAACTGGGGCCCGCTCAAGCCAGGTCCCAAGGACAAGCGCGAGCGCAACAGCGAGATTGCCCAGATGCGCAACAGCGGCAAGTCTCTTGCCCAGATCGCTGATCAGTACAACCTCAGCCGCCAGCGGGTGCACCAGATTGTCCGTCGACTCACCACAGCCTGATAAAGCTGGGCTCGGCCCAGTCATGTTTGTGTGGGCGCTCACCCTGCTTATCCTAGATCTCGCTATCTGGATAGCAGCCAGAGTGCTCTTCGACGCGAACATCATCAACAATGACCTGGAATGGCATCAATCAGGAATTTTGGCTGCAGTAGCTCTGTGGATCAAAATCTGGATGGCAGCCCTCGTCAAAAAATAATCTTCTGATTTAGTTCTCGAGCAAAATCAGAATTGCCTTTCCCCCCAGTGCTGCCGGGTAGCCAGTCCTGGGGGGAAATTGCATTTCCGAGGTTTTAGCATTTTTCCAGATCCGACCCGGCGGCACGCAAAATATTCATTTCCCGATTTATTTCCACTGAGCAGCACTCCGCCTCGAGCGCCGCAACTAGCCATCTAGCTAGCAACACAGAAGGCGAAGCCGTAAAGCGATTTTTTTTCGCAGAGCTCTTCCACCACCGTCGTCTGTTGCACGCTCCTCAGCTCCAACGTTAGATAAATTTATCCAAACCACCGAAACACGAATTAAAATTTTGGGCCCCCTACCTCCGCCAGGAATTTCTCCTATGGCCGTGTTGGAAATTGCCCATGGACCCCCTATCGTGGCGCCATGACTACTGGAGAGCTTGCTTTTTCTATTACCTGGATGGCTCAAGCGATCTGCAGGGGGCGCAGTGAATTGTTCTTCCCCCATTTCGCCGAAAGACCTCAGGCGCGAGCAAAACGGGAGCAAATCGCAGCGCGGCTGTGTTTGGCTTGCCCAGTTCGTGAGCAGTGTCAGGAATATGCCCGCCAAAATCGCGAATATGGATTCTGGGGCGGAGAAAATGAGCTTGAGCGGCATAATGCCGGATTCACACTAGATGACCCCATCGGATTACCAAGGGTATACAACTAGCATCATGACCAGACTATTAGTAGATGGTCAATTGCATCCAAATGCTGTGCGTCTTGATTGCATCAGGGAGACCGACGTGAAGAACCCACTCATCAAGCGGCAGATCTTTTCACTCGGAAGCGCGTCGCGGCTGATGTACTTCGAAACATGGAGAGGCACCAATAAAGTGCACAAGATGGCCGTCTGGGATCGCCGCACGTGGAATTGGCTGTTTGTTCCCAACAGCATCGACGAGATGAATGTCGACGATAAAGCCATTCTCGACGAATACGCCGAATATATCGGCATCCCCTATATCGAAGACTGATATGAGTCACTTGGAGTTGATGTTATGTGGTTTCAATCAAAAAAGAAAAAACAAGCGCTAGCCCAAGAGGAACTACGTAAAAAAACAGAACTGGAACGTCAGATCCAGCGTGCCAAAGAAATAGGCATAGAGCAGGCGAAGCCCGAAAATGCCATTTGGATACAGAAAGCACCAGGTATCTATTTCGATGGTCATAAAATAATCATTAAATCATCCTATGATGAGAATCTAGTTAAGTCGATAAAGGGCATGGAGAGGCGAGTTTGGGAGCCAGCCATCAAGGCTTGGATCTGTCCAGTCGATGAATACCCCAACGTGCTTGGTATTGCAAAACGTTTTACCCTAAAGATTGATGACAGTTTTGCAAACATGCACAAAAGTACAGATAAATTTGTTGATGCTTCGATCCCCGGTTCAAACAGACACATGGTGAGTTTGCACAATAATGGGATCATCACACTTTCGCCCAAAAAAGTAATGAAATCAGACGAAGGTTACGTCTATGTGATTCGTGCTTGTGACGATACCGGAACTTACAAAATTGGGAAATCGACAACCCCAGAAAAGAGAGTGCGTACCGTTATTGGACAAATGCCCATGAAGTGTGAGGCGATACACTGCGCCTGGTTTGAGGACCACGGTTATGCAGAAAAATTGCTCCACGACATGTATCGCAATAAACGAATCAATAGCGAATGGTTCCGATTATCACAAAGCGACATAAATTTTATTAAATCTCTTGGTCAAAAGTATGATCTAAGCCCTACGGCGGAACAACTTCAGGAACGCCATGAGATGGAAATGAAGCGTCGCAAAAACTATCACCAATTTAAGCAGCGGGAAAATCGAAGAAATTCACCCAATAGCCGTTATGGTCGAAGCAAAAATAACCCAAATCGCTGGTGACTGCGCCATCAGATAGCCCTTTCCACCACCGTGTTGTGTTGCGCACGTGTGAAAAATGCCAGAGTGAAAACGGCGCGCATTAATCCTTCAATGCTCCTGAGTCTCGTCTCGGTATAGAGCAGACAGATACGTACATAGAGGGGAACAACAACCTCTAGGGGTAGACACAGGGGGAGACAGGAAAGGGGGATACCTGGTGAACCCAGAAAAATACGTTCTGCGAATTATTCGCGCAAATCCCTCGAGCTCCTCGATCCGCCCAAAAAAAAACAAAAATGCGAATATCGCCCGCGTTACGTTTCGATCCACTCGAGGATCTGGCGCGGCGGAAAACGAAAAATACGAAAATCGCATTTATCGGCTGAAGATCCGCCGCAGCTGAGAAAACAGAAAAAACCACATCAGCATTTATTTCACTGATGACCGGCCGGTGACCGGTTTAGATAAATTTATCCGAGAAACGTGGGCATCAAAAATATTGTGTGGGGACGCCCAGGGGTTCTGACGCGGTCAAAAAAGTTTGCGGGGCTTATGGGCTCTGACCTGGGGTTTTGTGACCCCCGAACAGGTGTTCGGTCAGGTTATCCACAGGGGTATGACCCCCCTCGACCCCCGAAATCGACTATCCACAGGTTATCCACATG